CTATGAGGCTTTATTTTTGTTAATTTCTCCATGTGGTACCATGACCCAATCGATATGATTCTCGGTATAAATCTTTGTCGACTTCGCATCGCTGTGTGCCATCCTGCCTTGTGGATCAATCCCCTGCTTATTGAACAGAAATGCAGACAGAGCCCTGATCTCGTGAAAAGTAGGGCGCTGTTTCTCTGGCAAAGTTGCGGCCACACCGACCTGATCCCTTAATGCTGAGAACGAACGGCTGAGGTAGTCCGGCGCAACCTGTGACGGGTGGCGTACTTCCTTGCTGGTGGGATTACTCCGCTTAAGTGGAAGCCGGTGAACCACATACGGACTGGCAACGTTATCCCGGCTACGCTCGATAATATCCTTCAATACTGGCCCGATGGGGATCGCAACGTGAGAAGCTTCTTTATGTTGTACTTTCTGGCGATGGATGTAGAGCGTGCCCAAAATATCTCCCTGCGGCTCAGCAAACCATACGCAGCCGCACACACCCTCGCTGGGTTGTTTAATTGAATACCTGATCCGGGAAACCTCTAGTCGTGCATGCGTTGTTTGCAGTGCAAGATCCATTGCAGTCTGCAACCACCGTGGCGCGGCTTGGTGAATTTTGAGATAGTCTTTAAGCGATAGTCGGCGACGTACCTTCGATTCAACCCGGCGCATTTTTTTACGCTCAGCAGGGTTATCCATCATTAACGATTCATCGACTGCATAGCTGAATAATTTTTTCAAGAAGCTGACTTTTCTGTTTTGAACATTTGCCGATGCCTCAGAATGATATTTCCTGATATATCCATTAACATGCTCAAGTTCGATATCACAGGCATAAATATCTCTGAAATAATCTTTAACCCTCTCAATATCATTTAGCCAAACTGATAACGTATCACCTCCTGGTTTCTCATCATTAATAGCGCGATCTAAAAGCTTCTGTGCATATTCAGCAAAAGGGCGCGCCTCTCCATTTATTCCGCCGGATTCTCTTACAAGGATTTCAATTGATGGTACTGACTCCGGGCGGAGTCGGTTGTTATATTCTCTGGCGATCGCTATAGCCATTACGCGATCAGTTCCAAGGTGCTTTCTCTTCCCGGTAATCAGAGTAAAACGATATTGACCTGATGATTTTTCAAAATACAGGTGATCCGGAAGGTTTCTGTTTTCCCTTTTGCGAGGTCTTGCGGCCATGTTAATCCTCTAGCATTAACGTGCGAACGCGCTCACTGATCATCGAATCTACACCCCATTGTTCGGAAGAGCATACCCAGACCATTCCGTCCACGACACGTCCCTTCAAGAGGCCATCTTCAACCCAGCGCTTAATCGTTCTGTTATCTGGTACCGAGCCATGTTCAAACTCGCGTTTGCCCCACTGGCTCGCCTTCATCAACTTGGCCATGGTCATATCTCCACTACCGGCTGCAACCGGCTATTTCAATCGGTACGCACATGACGAGCAGCCAAGCCTGGCGCCGTCGTTACACTTCAAACAAATTTCAGGCTCGCTGGTGGCCGGAGCCATCTGTTTAATTATCCTGGCGGTAACCAGCACCGGCATCGGAACGCGCTGGTGCCTGGCTTCTTCCAGTAGTTTTGCCAGTTCCAGCAGACGCGCTTTGCAGTCCATTGCCTCAGCGCGCCACCAGAGCATATCCTCGCGTATACGCCTCAGACGGCGTTGCTTCAGTTTGCAGGGCATACTAAACACTCCTTAAATCTCGAACGCTAACTGTGGCGTAAAGCGGTCGCGGTCGGCGTTATAGTTCAGAGAGCTGGCGCTGTTGATTGATTCGATGCGTTCAACCAGCACCGCGGCCCTCGTCTCTTTGCTTGCCGGCGCGTAAGCTGATTTTTGCCAGGCTTTATCGATGCCAATGTTCCGCGCGACGTTGGTGCTGTCAGCCGACGAAAGCGGTATATGCCGAAAAATATCGGCATTTAGCATGCGAAGGCCGTGCAACTTGCAAATGGGATAGCCGTTCTCATCAACGACATGTCGAATTAAATCGCGCAGAAGTGCAACACAACGACGCGGGCGCTTTGCGTCGTATTCACCCATGCTGCCGATGCATACGCGCGGGAACTCATTGCATAGTCTGATAAATCGCTCATCCGGTTCGTTCATGTGCCATACCGGCGCGCCGACGAATTTCCCATGTGGCCACTCAACGATAAGCGCATCGTTTTCTTCACTGCTGCCGCCAATCACATCCGGTATAACGGCAAAAGCAAAACGTGGGTGGTTAGCCCAGCGTTGGACAAACGCATAATACTGGTTCCAGTCGACGACGCGTTTCTTTGTCCAAAAGCTAAAGGCCCCGTTGTCGAGTGCAAAAGACTGGCAAACCTCGCTAGCCAGCACTAACTGTCCGGGGTTAGCAAAACTGATAAATGCATGGCGGGATTTCCACGCTTTCAGAGCGCAGGTGTCCGGGGTTATCGGCCCGCCATGAAAATGAATCATTTATCTTCTCCTGCGTTACCTTTCACCTGTTCAAACTGCCGGGCGATAGCAGCAGCTTCAGGCGATGGCGCGGATTTATTGCGAAGCCAGATGCAAACCGCACCATCTTCCGTATCGTGAATGGAACCAACAAACCATCCATCCCCAGCAGGCGCTTCTGGTTGCCATTTCGAAATGTCGTAACCATCGACAACCGGATCAATATCTTCCTCATCGCGGTAAACGACTGTCCACTCCAGCCCGTTAGCATCCATCCATGCATTAAATTCAGCGGTTGGAATATGCTCACGACCATCGCAGAAATCGTTGTATGCCGGGTGCGTCCAGTAGCCGTATTGATCACGTTCTACTTGCAGCGGTGCGATTGCCGGTGATGATTGCGTCTGCTCCGCTTCGGTTGATGTCGCTGACTGGCTGCACACTTTGGCGATGTATGCGAGGTTCAACGCCTCAAGGCGAGAAGACAGCTCTTTAATCAGATCGGAATAAACACCGGCCTGCTTGATGCTGGTGGCGTAATTGTTGGCGGTCCTTACCAGCTCGATAATGGTCATTGATGCCAGTTGTTGTCTCATTGCGTTGTATCTCCTTTGCGCGCTGCAACGCGCGATTTTGGGATGCACGAATCCCTCGCCGGGTGGCGATAATTAATGACTGTTCGCTTTAATAAACGCCCGGTGCAGGGCGCTTAATGAAGCGGGCGGCTGCAACCGCCTGTGGCATCTCCACATAATTGAAAGCGCGCTCCGGAAAGGGTTTGCATTAACGACCAGACACTCAGGGGAAGAGGCCGGAACGCGCTTACAGTTATGAGAAAAAATTGCGGCGCCCTCACGGGAAAGATCCGACGCCGCCAAAAACTACCATTGGCATTTATACTGTTGTGTGGTGCCAGACGCTTATCTTCTGGTTTCCGTCGAAGCGACTGCAATTCACCACAACTGGAAGCGCACTCCCGCTTAATCACACCTGCCACCCATAACTGATGAGAGAAGGAGTGCGCTTTCATGTTGTGTGCCTGGCTTTTAACCACATCAGGTTCGGTGTTGTCCTGGTGTTCTCACCCAATCAGAAGGACTCGAATATGGACACGGTGCTGCAGCAACAAATCAACCAACTGACTCTCGAAATTGCCCGCCTGAAAGAGGCTCAGGCAGTAGCCGAGAAAAACGTTGTAAACCTTGTCGCACGGTCTGAATTTACCGTTGCGCTGATCTCGGCTTTTATTTCCGACGGCACCATCAGCACCGATGATGCTGTGGATTTCATCAAGGAGGCTCCCGTCGAAATCCCCGGTTACACTGAGAGCGTCGAGCAGGCCCGCCACACCGTTATCGAAATCCTTAGCTATCCGAGAGCACACTTTTAGCCGCCGCGTTTTACCGGACTCTTCCCGGTGGTCACACCGAATCGCCACGATGGTGAATCGCTCAGGCCGAAGTACGGGGCTGGCTTGCACATTCCGGCTACCCGCTTGGGTTAGGGATACTGTCAAGGGAACCCACCGGACCGCTAACGACACATGTGCCATACGCCGATAAATTAAAGGTACCTTTAGTTACCAATATCGTCAAGCGTAAATGTACTTTAAGTTACATTGCAGGGTAAAAAAATAGCCACGCGAATGTTGGCTACTCTTAGGGAGATTAAAGGTTCTGAGTGACTTGAACTACTTTACCAACAATACGACAGTTGCCGTTGATAGCGATTGGTTTAAAAGCTGGGTTTAAGGGCATTAGATAACTATGTGGGCTATCCCACACCAGTTTTTTCACGGTTGCCTCTGATGAACCATCTAAGATGGCTACAACTATTTTTCCATATAATTCATCAAGCTGACCGTAGTTTGGCTCGACAATGACAATCGATCCCTCTGGTATTGATGGCAGGCCATTCGGGTTCGTCATTGATTCCCCTCTCACAACTAACCCAAAAACCTCAGCAGAAACATCAGCTGTGGTTTGCGTCCATGTAATCACGTCTGAAAGCCTCGCTGCTGCGTAGCTATCTGTCCAGAGTCCGGCCTGGACAGCGGAAATAATTGGTACTGCTGTTGTTGGCTTAACGAAGGGCACCAACTTTGTGTCGTCCGTGACGTTATCCCCTTGACCATACAGCAACCATTCTGGAGTTGTACCAAGCGCTAAAGCCAGTTGGTGAAGATTCTCACCATCTGGCTTAGTCGTTCCACTTTCCCATTTAGTAACGGATACACGACTCACCCCGAGACGCTTGGCAAGCGATTGTTGCGTTATATCCAGCTGTAGGCGCCGGGAGCGGATGCGGTCATTCATTTCAGTTTTCATGTAACTAATGTTACTAATTTCCCATGTAACTGTTGTTTGCTATTTAATGTACCTTTTGTTACCTTTAAAACGTCATCATATAGGAGGAATTATGCGCAAAAGCGATGTTGTAAATCATTTCGGTGGCATTTCTAAAACTGCCAGCGCTCTTGGAATCTCTCACCCTGCAGTGTGCCGATGGGGGAATGTCATTCCTGAAAAGCAAGCTTTTGTAATCGAGCGCATTACCGATGGCGCTTTGAAATACGACGCAAAGATGTACCAAAAGCCTAACGAAAGCGCTGTTAAAGCGTAACCACAGAATCAAGGGGTTAACCGTGGGTAATGAACACTGGAAAGTAGAAAAGCAACCGGCGTGGCTGGTGGCTGCAATACGCAAGACTATCGCGGCTTTGCCCGGCGGCTATGCGGAAGCCGCTGAAATCCTCGATGTAACTACTGATGCGCTTTTTAATCGCCTGCGTGACGGCGGCGATCAGGTGTTCCCGATGGGCTGGGCAATGGTTCTTCAGCAGGCAAGCGACACGAAGCATATCGCTGATGCCGTATCGCGCCAGTCCAACAGTGTGAACGTGCCACTGGTGGCAGTGGATGACATCGACAATGCCGACATCAACCAGCGCTTGATGGAATCAATCGAGTGGATCGGCAAGCACTCAACCTATCTCAGAAAGGCAACTGCTGACGGGGTTATTGACCAGGCGGAACGCGAACAAATCGAAGAGAACAGCTATCAGGTAATGGCGAAGTGGCAGGAGCATTTAACGCTGCTGTTTCGTGTTTTCTGCGCGCCAGAAAAAGTTGACGCCGGCGAGTTGCAGCTCCCGGCGTCGCGGCGTGTCGATCGTAGTGGAGATACCAACGCATGAACAGTTTAACGGCTAAAAGCCGCTTACCGCAACTGAGGATGATCCCCGTTCCGGGCGCTCCTCTGTTTCGGTATGAGCGCAGATTATCAAACCGCTGGGTGTCATGTAACCACAGTCGGGCGGCGGCAATCGTGGGGGTGTATTACCGGAAGGCGAGGCAGCTATGCGCGAACTCAACCGCAGATTCAGAGACCAGTACGGCGTCCCTGTGCGTGTCATCCGCTGGGAGCCAGAAACGCAGCGCGTTATCTACCTGCGGCAAGGTTACGAGCACGAGTGCTTCAGCCCGCTTGAGCAGTTCCAGCGTAAATTCAGAGAAATAAAGGACGACCATGAGCACTAAATTAACCGGTTACGTCTGGGACGCCTGTGCCGCTTCTGGCATGAAGTTGTCCAGCGTGGCGATCATGGCGCGCCTGGCTGACTTCAGTAACGACGAGGGCGTGTGCTGGCCGTCCATCGAGACGATTGCCCGCCAGCTTGGCGCAGGCGTTAGCACTGTGCGCACCGCCATTGGCAAGCTGGAGGATGAAGGGTGGCTGTCACGCAAACAGCGCCGCAACGGCAACCGCAATGCATCTAACGTCTATCAACTCAACGTGGCAAAACTCCAGGCTGCTGCTTTTTCTCACCTGTCAGATTCTGACCCATCAAAATCTGACGCATCAAAATCTGATGCATCAAAATCTGACCCGTCAAAATTCGACGCGTCGAAATCGAGCAAAACCGGCAGTTTTCACCCCCCAGAATCTGGCGGGGATCCGTCAGTAAATTCAAAACAAGATCCATCAGATAAAAAACCTTCTTGTCCGGTTGCTGCGCAACCCGACGATGCGATGGTGATCACCGATCAGGCTAAACAGGTTCTGACGTACCTCAACCAGAAGACCGGATCACGGTATCAGGTCAGTAAATCCTCGCTGGATAACATCCGCGCCCGCCTTGGTGACGGTTTCACCGTTGCTGAACTTGAACTTGTTGTGGACTACACGACCGCAAAATGGGGGCAGGATCTGCGCATGGCTGAATACCTGCGCCCGACAACGCTTTTCCTGCCGTCAAAATTCCCTGGTTACCTTCAGGCCGCGAACAAGTGGGTTGAGGCAGGGCGCCCGGAACGCCGTAACGGCGAATGGGTGAACAGTTCAGCAACGCGCGCCAGTTTTCAGAATGTGGATTATTCGCTGCCGGAGAACGCGGGGTTCCGGTCATGAGATACGGATCAGTTTGCAGTGGCATTGAAGCCGCCACCGTAGCGTGGGGACCATTGGGCTGGAAAGCGGCGTGGTTCGCCGAGATAGAAAAATTCCCGGCTGCAGTGCTGGCGACGCGCTGGCCTGAAGTTGCCAACCTTGGCGACATGACCAAAATCGCTGCGGCCGTTCGCGCCGGAACAGTTGAAGCACCTGACATTCTTGTTGGCGGAACGCCATGCCAGGCGTTCAGCATTGCTGGTTTACGCAACGGGCTCGACGACGCGCGCGGGCAATTAACCCTTTCATATGTGGAATTAGCAGATGCCATCGACGACAAGCGCCGCGACCGCGGTGAAGAAGAAACAGTCATCGTCTGGGAAAACGTTCCGGGCGTCCTCTCGGACAAAGACAACGCGTTCGGGCACCTCCTTGCCGGGCTGGCTGGTGAAGATGAAGCAATCGAACCTGGTGAACGACCTTCAACAGGAAAAAGCAACGGATTCTGGAACTGGAACAAAAAGACCCGTCAGCACGTTGCGACATGGCCACAGCGTGGTTGTATTTATGGACCACAGCGCGCGCTGGCCTGGATTGTCAGAGATGCCCAATACTTCGGAGTGGCCCAACGACGCAAGCGTGTGTTCATTGTCGCAAGTGCTCGAAGTGGATTCGATCCCGCAAAAGTACTTTTTGAGTTCGAAGGCGTGCGCCGGGATACTCCGCCGCGCAGAGAACCGCAATCGGCAGTTGCCGCCCTTACTGCGCGAGGCGTTGGAACGTGTGGCGCAGATGACAACCAGGCACAAGCCGGACATCTGCAACCAGTAGTAGGAACGATATCAGCCAATTCTTTTACCGGTGTCGCTGGTGGCAGACCTGAAGGGGCTGCTGCCGGGCATTTCATACCCTTCGCCCAGTGCGCTAATGGTGATGTCAGCCACACCCTGAAAAGTGAAGGCTTTGATGGTAGCGAAGATGGTACCGGCCGTGGTGTTCCTGTGGTTGCATTTGGCGGCGGTAACACCAGCGGAAATATTGACGTTGCCGCTTGCTTAACCGCTAAAGGGCAGCGCAGCGATTTTGATGTTGAAACCTTCGCGGTTCATGGCACACAGGATCCTGATGTTAATAGCGAACTGGCTCATACATTAGGGCGCAATCATGGGCAGGAAAATGCCTGCATCGCCTTCAGCTATAAGGATCATGGCGCTGATGCCACAGTTGATTTATCGCCAACCATCCGCGCCGGCAACCACGACACAAGCCACGCTAACAGCGGCCAGCCTCCGGCAGTCGTAAATGCGTTATCTGTTCGCCGGCTGACACCGCGCGAATGTGAACGCCTACAGGGATTCCCTGACGATCACACTCTGATTGCGTGGCGCGGCAAAGATGTTGCCGATTGCCCGGATGGCCCACGTTACAAAGCGATCGGCAACAGCATGGCTGTACCGGTCATGCGCTGGATTGGCGAACGCATTGCTGCAGCTTTGCCGGTTGTTGAACCAGCACCGCGCACATGGCAGCGCCCGTTCCTCAAATGGGCTGGTGGCAAGTATTCATTGCTCCCGGAACTGGATTGCCTCATCCCGGCAGGTAAACGCCTTATTGAGCCATTTGTGGGCGGCGGTTCGGTGTTCATCAACTCCGATAAGCATGAAAGTTTCCTGCTGGCGGACGTAAACGCTGATCTGATCAACCTGTACCAGATGCTGACAGTGGTTCCCGAGCTGGTAACCGAGTGGGCCAGGGGATTCTTTGAAAAGCTGAACGATGAAGACAGCTATATCGCCTGTCGCGAAGAGTTCAACAACCAGAGCATGTCCGGACCTGAGCGCGCCGCCGCCTTCCTGTACATCAACCGCCACTGCTTCAATGGCCTGATCCGCTACAACCGCGAAGGGCGTTTCAATGTCGGCTATGGCAAATACCGCGCACCGTATTTCCCCGCCACCGAGATAAACGCCTTTGTATCTATGTCGCGCCGCTGCGTGTTCATGAATGCCGGTTACATCCGCACGCTGGCACTGGCAGGTGAGGGTGATGTCGTTTACTGCGATCCGCCATACGAACCTATGCCCGGTACCGCCGGTTTTACCAACTATGCCGCTGGTGGGTTTACGTGGGACGACCAGCGGGAGTTAGCGCGCTGCTGTGTTGCTGCGCATCAGCGTGGTGCCAGAGTGGTGATCAGCAATTCCACCGCGCCTCGCATCATCGAGCTTTACAAGGGGCATGGCTTCGACCTGCACCACGTCAGCGCCCGCCGCGCCATATCGAGCAAAGGCAGCACGCGCGAAACCGCAACCGACATCGTGGCTATTCTCTGAGGGGGAACCGTGGAAGAACGTAAACCACTGACTGACCGACAGCAACAGGTGCTTAATGCGCTGGTGGATTTTCACAACATGCACGGCTACCCGCCGACCTATACCGAGCTTGCGGCGCTGATCGGCGTCTCGTCGGGCAACGCTGCTTTTGAACACCTTCGCGCCCTGGTGAAAAAAGGCTACATCACGATCGCCAGCGGCACCGCGCGAGGCATCAAAGTGATTGGCGTAAACGACACACTGGCCCTCGATGAGGCCGAAGAAGTGATCCGCGCGCTCCTGGAGGGCGAGGAAAGCTCGGCTGATCTGGCTCAGGAATGGCTGAAACGCAGAGGGTCCGCGGCATGAAGCTGAAATTACCTTTCCCGCCCAGCGTGAACACCTACTGGCGCGCCCCGAATAAGGGACCATTGAAAGGCCGCCATCTTATCAGCGAAGCCGGGCGCAAGTACCAGAGCGAGGCCTGCGCAGCAATTATTGAGCAGTTGCGCCGTCTGCCAAAGCCATCCAGCGAACCTGCCTCGGTGGAAGTCATTCTCTACCCGCCGGATGTGCGCCGCCGCGACATCGACAACTACAACAAGGCGCTGTTTGACGCGCTGACGCATGCCGGAGTGTGGGAGGACGACAGCCAGGTTAAACGCCTGCTGGTGGAGTGGGGGCCGGTAGTGAAGGGCGGCAGGGTGGAGATCACGATCATCAGGTTTGAACCAACAGCGGTTGCAGCCGCTTAAAGGAGATACGCATGCAACAGATGAACGCAACACAGCTTTGTTCACAACATCATTCATTGCTGGCCGGGCAGGTACTAACGATGAGCAGCCAGGACATTGCTGATCTGGTTGAATCTCGTCACGACCACGTTAAGCGCTCCATCGAGAGACTGGCAGAGCGCGGGGTTATCCAACTTCCTCCATTGGGGGAAGTTAGAAACCACCTCGGGCAGTCGGTGGCGGTTTACCAGATTGGCAAGCGCGACAGCTATATCGTCGTAGCTCAGCTTTCGCCTGAATTTACGGCGCGCCTTGTCGACCGCTGGCAGGAACTGGAAAGCCAGCAGGCAATGCAGGTGCCGAAGTCATTACCTGAAGCGCTGCGCCTCGCTGCTGACCTTGCAGAGCAGCAACAACAACTTAAGCAAGAACTTGCCGCCGCTGCGCCAAAGGTTGAGTTTGTCGACCGTTATTGCTCCGCGAAAGGCTCAATGTCATTCCGACAGGTGGCGAAGCTGCTTAACGCCAAAGAGCCCGAGTTTCGTTGCTTCCTGCTGGATAACGACATTCTGTATCGCCTTGGCGGCACGCTGACGCCGCGTCATCGTCATATCGCTCTTGGCCGGTTCGAAGTGAAAACCGGTACCAGCACCGAAAACAATCATGCATTCAGCCAGGCACGATTTACGGCAAAAGGTGTGCAGTGGATTGGCGGTCTGTGGGCTGCACATATCGCGAAGGAGGGCGCAGAGTGAGGGTTCTGTTAAACCCCGTCGTGGTAACTGAGCTTGGGCTTGTCATGTTCCGTCCCGGCACCAGCCTACTGCCGTATTTTCGCCGCGGCCGCATGTTGCTTGAGAATGAACCCGAGCGCCTGGCGGGTATGCCGAACGGTGAACTGCCACCAGCAGAGCAGCCGCTGGCGGAAGATCCGGCACTGGCTGGCGTATTCGAAAATGAAGCGGTGTTGCGCCGCGCTGGCGGCATCAACGGCCTGGAAAGCTGGCTTGAATCCGGTACCGGATGCCAGTGGCCACACGAAAGCTGGCACGATGAGAACATGACAACCATGCGCCACGCGCCGGGTGCGATCCGGCTGTGCTGGCACTGCGACAACATCCTTCGCGAGCACAGCACAGAGCAACTGGCAGCCATAGCAAGGGCGAACTGCGCCTCATACATCCTCACGACCGCACGCCGTGAGCTTGGCTTCGACGACTCCCATTCACTGACGCTGCCGGAATTCTGCTGGTGGCTGGCGCGTTACGGCCTCGCCGACGCGCTGCCGGAGGAGGCCGCACGGCAGGTTCTGCTTATGCCTAAGCCGGTCATTAAATCGGTAACGCGCGAGCTTGATCTGGTGCCCGGCATGCCGAAGGCGCGGGAAATTGTTGAGGAAGTGGCAAAGCAGGTGCTGTCGCTGCACATCGATCCGGAGACGCCTGAATCCTTCATGCAGCGCCCGAAGCGCCGCCGCTGGGAAAACGAGAAGTACACCCGCTGGGTTAAAGCGCAGCAATGTATGTGCTGCAACAACCCGGCAGACGATCCCCACCACCTTATCGGCCACGGTAATGGTGGAATGGGTACCAAGGCGCACGACCTGTTTGTGATCCCGCTTTGCAGAGCGCATCACGACGCGTTGCACGCTGACACCGTGGCATTTGAAGAAAAATATGGCAGCCAGCTTGTGCTGCTGTTTCGTTTTTTAGATCGCGCGCTGGCCATCGGCGTGCTGGCGTAAAGTGGAGATGACTGATGCGTGATATTCAAAAGGTACTGGAACTGTGGGGGGCGTGGGCGGCTAGCGATTCATGCAACGTCGACTTTTCACCAATTGCTGCCGGGTTTAAAGGGCTTCTTCCGCAATCGAGCAAGACGAGAATGATGTGCTCAGATAATGATGGATTGATTATTGAAGGCTGTATGGCTCGTCTTATGAAGAAGCGACCTTACGATTACCACCTGCTGGTCGGGCATTACGTCTATATGGTTTCGAAGCGCCAGATGGCAAAGAACAGGAAGAAGAGCGAAAAGCAGATCCGTATCGAAATGCTGTTAGCAGAAGGATTTATTGAAGGTTGCTTAGCCATATTAGATGTTAAGCTTGACTGTGATAAATAAATTAGCATCCCCTTGCTTATTGATTAGCAAGGGGATTTCCTAGAGGAAAGATAAAGTCTTTAAAGTTGCTTCGATTGTATTTACAACCTGCCTGCAAGCATGATGAAAATTAATTTGTTGGTCATCTAAAAAAATTTTCACCTTATCTTCTAGAACTATTGGATTGTAAAAGGTGTCATCTGTATAGCCGAATTGCTTAATATATAATAGGAAAGTAATGTTTATTATTTGAGGTCTTGTTGAATCAAGCCTAAGACGGTTGAGAGACTTTATTCCTAGTTTTCCTGCCATGACTTTTATTGATGCCTCAGATGGAAAGTTATCTATCGTTTCTCTGTCACAGAAACAATGCATAAATATTCCCATAAAGACACTCCATGACACAAAATCATATACACCATGATTTATAAGTGGTCTCCGGGTTACGGTTTGGTATACTTCTAAATATCTAAGCAATGATTCTATCTCTCTTAGTGATAACCTGGATTGTTCAATTAAATCGATTATTGGAAAGGTAGCGAGGAAATCACATTTTGACGTTGACTTACTGGTTTTAACATTATTAATCCAATGAAGGACAGATGTAATACGTATTTTTTCATTACTATCATAAAATTCATGTGGCAGTGGGATTGTATACTTGATGAACTTATCTAGATATTTTTTTGAGTCAACTGCGTTGCCATATGCATGACGAATGGAAGCCCTTATTTGCCCCATGTTTGCAACTAAAATAAAATACACATTATCTGTTTCAAATATATGCTTTATGCTCTCAAAAAAACTAACCGCATAACTTGGGCGGCATCTGTCTAATTCGTCGACGATAATAATTATTTTTTTGTCTTTTGAGATTTTCTTAAGGAATTCCTTTAGTGCTTTTATGTTTTCCTCATGTTTTGAATGTTCTTCAAGTAGGTTTTCGATCGTTTTTTCAATGCTTTTATCAGATATCTCTTTTAGAGCGTTAGAAAACTCCTCAGCAATATTTTCAGAATCTTGCTTTAAGATCCAAGCGCTACTTGCTTTGAGAGTGGTTTTTAAGCCAAATTTTAATGCTGGTAATGATTTTTCTAAAAATGTTTTTTTGTCTTTTTCAGGGATTAATGAATATATGGCCGCCGCTATGTTTATTATAGGGGCATCTGTATGGTCACTTTTAAATGCGTCTATATAAATAACATGTGCATCCATTTCATTTAATATGAGTGATTTTAATTTTAAACTAAACTCTGTTTTACCAGTCCCCCATGCGCCGTCAATTACTAGTGGTGATATATCTATTTCTGAATCGATTAACTTGATTATATTGCTTGCTATGCTTTGTCTTTGAAATTCATCTCTATCAGAAAAATTGATAGCAAAATCCATATGTTATCCTTCTGGCTTATGTTCATTTCATAACTATATTCGTCTTAGGCAAAAAAATACTACTGCGGTCCGCATTTTTCAATATAGTATGCTAAGAGTGGTCTCTTGGACACCAACTTAAAGCATTTCGTAACCTCGCTTAAGCGGGGTTTTCTTTTTGTGGAAATGGGCGGCTGGTGGGTGTTGTAGCACCCGACCAGCCATTCGCTCATGTTTGAGGTCACAAGCGAACCAGGGCCCACCGCTTTAGCGCAAAAGCATAGTGAGCCTATCAGAGTCCCGCTGACTGATCCATGAAAAATACTGTAAATTTAAACAGTGTTGATTTAATCAATGCTGACTGCCTGCATTACATCGCAACTCTTCCAGATAACTCAATTGACCTGATTGTTACCGATCCGCCTTACTTCAAGGTCAAGCCGAACGGCTGGGACAATCAGTGGAAAGGCGACGAGGATTATCTAACGTGGCTTGATGGCTGCCTGGCGCAATTCTGGCGAGTCCTCAAACCATCGGGCAGCATCTATCTGTTTTGCGGCCACAGGCTTGCGGCAGATATCGAACTGATGATGCGCCGCCGGTTCAGCGTGCTGAATCACATCATCTGGGCGAAACCGTCCGGAAGGTGGAACGGCTGTAATAAAGAAAGCCTGCGGGCTTACTTCCCGGCGACTGAGCGGATTCTTTTCGCCGAACATTATCTGGGGCCGTACCGACCTAAAGATGATGGATATGAGCAGAAAGGGACTGAGCTAAAGCAAAGCCTGATGGCTCCCCTGATTGAATATTTCCGGAACGCCCGCGCATCACTTGGCGTGACGGCAAAGGAAATTGCAGACGCCACCGGCAAGAAGAATATGGTTTCGCACTGGTTCGGCGCCAGCCAGTGGCAACTACCGGGCGAAGCTGATTACCTGAAGTTGCAGGCGCTGTTCACGCGCATAGCGTCAGAGAAGCATCAGCGGAGTGGGCTGGTTCAGCCACACCATCAGCTGGTGGTCACGTACCATTCGCTTAACCGAAAATACTGCCAGCTACTGGAAGAATACAAATCGCTACGGCGTACCTTTTCCGTAACCGCAGCGGTTCCGTATACGGACGTATGGACATACAAGCCGGTGCAGTTCTACCCTGGTAAACATCCCTGTGAAAAACCTGCTGACATGCTCAGGGACATTATCAACGCCAGCAGCAGGCCCGGTGATCTGATCGCTGATTTCTTTATGGGCTCAGGTTCTACGGTTAAAGAAGCGGTGAAACTTGGCCGCCGTGCGATCGGTGTTGAACTTGAAACAGACCGCTTCAATCAGACAGTTGCTGAAGTGTCAGAAGTGTTGCCTGCGAAAGGTAATAGAACATAAAGGCCCGTTTAATCGGGTTTCGCTATTTGGGCTGCCTCCGGGCAGCCTTTTTTATTCCCCTCATTCTGAGAGGACTCACAGCATATACGAGGGGGCTAAATGTCCGAACCTGTTTCCGGTTCCGCTGCGGCGGCAAGCGCTTTAACCGGTGCCAGTTTGTATGGCTTGTTAACTGGTACCGATTACGGCGTTGTGTTCGGTGCGTTCGCTGGTGCCGTGTTCTATGTCGCCACGGCTGCCGATCTGACGATTCTCCGCCGTTCGGCCTACTTCATCGTTTCTTACTTCGCTGGCGTGTATGGCTCCGGGCTGGTGGGTTCAATGCTGGCAAGCATCACCCATTACAGTGATAAACCGCTTGATGCGCTCGGCGCGGTTTTGCTTTCCGCTGTGGCGATTAAGACGCTCACCTTCTTCAGCGAACAGGATCCCCTGTCGCTGCTGCAAAGGTGGCGGGGAGGGACAAATGGTAACAAGTGATCCGCTGGTGCTGACCAACGTGGTGACCAGTACCGCTATCGTTCTGCGGCTGATGATGTTTCGTAAGCCCGGCGGGCGACACAACTGGTGGGCGTCATGGCTGGCTTATCTGATCATCCTGGCTTATGCCACGGTGCCATTCCGTTTCATGTTCGATTTCTATTTCCATGTCCACTGGGCGACCGTGCTGATGAATCTCATCATCTGCGCCGCTGTATTCGCGGCGCGCGGTAACATAGCCAGGATTTTTCACGTACTGAGGCCAGAATAATGCAGATCAGCGATAAGGGCATTACGCTCATCAAACAGTTTGAAGGTCTGCGGCTGACGGCATATCAGGACAGCGTCGGCGTGTGGACGATAGGCTACGGCTGGACGCAGCCGGTGGACGGGAAACCGATCCGCGCCGGGATGACCATCAAAGAGGAAACAGCTGAACGTCTGTTGCGTACCGGGCTGGTGAGCTACGAGAGCGACGTTTCAAAACTGATGAAAGTTAAACTGACACAGGGTCAGTTCGATGCGCTGGTTTCCTTCGCCTACAACCTCGGCGCCCGGGCGTTTTCCACATCAACTCTGCTGAAAAAACTTAATGCCGGTGATTACCGCGGCGCCGCCGATGAGTTCTTACGCTGGAACAAAGCTGGCGGGCAGGTGCTGACTGGTCTTACCCGTCGCCGTGAGGCAGAGCGTGCGTTATTCCTGGATGGTGCGTGATGAACCGCATAACTGCTATTGCATCAATTGTGGCGGTAGTCGTTATTGCCGTTCTGGCAGCGCTGCTGGCGTTTGCAAAAGCTGACCTGTCCAATGCAGAAAGCGATAACCGCGTCCTTAAGAGCGACAACGCATTACAGGGGCAGGTGATTGCCACGCAGGCATTCAACGTGAACCGGTTTAACCAGGTGGCGCAACTGGCAGCCAGTGCAAACGCCGTGGTAGCCGGTGATGCCGAAAAAACCATTATCGAATACCGGGAGATTCTTCGCCGTGAGAAAACCTGTGATCTGCCTGTTCCTGCTGACATTGCTCGCGGGTTGCTCGAGTACGCCTACCGTTTACGTGCCAGCGCAATGCACGCCGATTCCGTCCAGCCTGATACAGCCGATGTTAGTGCCGTTGCCACCGGCGGGATAACGTATTGTCAGGCCGTGCTGTGGATTCGGCCGCTGCTTTCAACTATCGAGCAGGGCAATAACAACTTTGCAGGTATCCGTGATATTGAGCGTCAGCGGCAGCAACAAAAATAGCCCTCCGAAGAGGGCGAATGGAGAAATATTTCGTTTATCTGATAGGTTCAAGCATTAACTAACGCTCATCCCTGAGTGTTTCCCTGGTGTGGGTAGGAGCCACGTTAGGGTTCTTTAACTGTTGCACATAATTCCTGATTGGCAAGGGCAAGCGGTAATAAAAAGAGTGATTCTGTGTTGTTACTCAGCGAACGAATCGAAACCAGCGGGAAAATGATTGCGGGTCTGCAAGCGTACATTGAGCAGTGCATTTGATGATTAAGTGGCTGTAAATAACAACAGCTTTTATGTGTACTTTTATGCATTGATAGTTTTATTATTGTTGATGGTAAATCCAATTCAATCAATAATTTAACTTAGGTCAAATGGTATCCATGAAACTCAGAAATGTATTGTTTGTAGCGCTTTTTCTTGTAGGGTGTACTAATTTCTCCGCACAGCAACCTTATCGTTCCGCGAATGGTGAGCGTATGGTCATTAGCGCAAATATGCCCAATGGTATGTTGAAGTTGTGGGTGAACGATGTCCTGGTGGTTGACGATACATCCCTTAACCAGGATAAAAGCCTCGCAGCAGCTTTCAGCCAAAGCTATACAAACGTTTACAATGGTACCTATAAGGGGCAAAAAGTTATGGCTCGCTGTAAGTTTTCCCGTGACTCAAGGGAGTGTGATGTGTTCGTAGATGGCGAGCATGCCGCCAACCTCTTCCTGAGATAAATTTTACGACTCAGGCATTACAGCAGGCATTCACTGAGTGCCTGTGAAAATGCTACTTTATCCCTGTAATTAACAAGGGGTAACATATGAAGATAGAACCAGATTATCTCAAAGGGCTGTTGGAAGCTTTTGAAGCTTCCGATAAGCCGCAGACTGATATTGTTGAACTTAACGAACAAGGTTTTAGCTACGAAAGTGATATTTTCGTTTTCCATATGAGATTACTTGATGATCGGGGTCTGATTGCTAGGACAGATGGAGACGATGGTTTTGGAGTGATTGAATCAGCTGATGGGATTCCACACTGGTCAGTTCTACCTCTTAGGCTGACAGCTTCAGGGCATGACTTCCTAGAGGCCATACGGAATAAGGAAGTATGGGCTACAGTCAAAACCGGATTTAAGGATGCCAGCCTTGGTACGCTGATGGATGTTTCCAGGAAACTCTTTGAAGGTTTCGTACAGAAAAAAATAGACGGTATCTTGAATTAAGAGATTTGTGTAAGAGATTAATTTTAGTTTTGAACAATGAAGCCACTGGTATTTGCTGGTGGCTTTTTTATTGCGCTTCGCATGCGCTAAACAATCGAGAGTCTTTCAGTCGTGAGCTTGGGGAAAGCTGTTTTCTCGGGCGGCTATCCCATGCGACAGGCTCACAACTAAAAGAAGGATTATATGCATGCAACTATTGATCAGCTTGAACGTGACCTTGCTACTGGCAAACGCCGGTTGCAGCTCAACGCCTGATGGCCAGCGAACGGAGCGTCCGGCACCGCCCGGCCCCCGACTTACTGACGCCGCTCAACGGGATTATTTCACCCTCAGAGAGCGAATCAGCGCAATCACCGGGCAAGTGAACTACTTGCAGGACTATATCAGGCAGCAGTGCATGTAATAAGCGAGGAAAAAAACTTCGGTACGGCAGGATTTTAACACCCGCCGTACATTTAATCAGTAGTCAGAAGTTATCAAGCCTTTTGTTTTCAATGCATTAAAGAAATGGTTAAAGAAGTTGTCGTATGAATACCCGTTCCCTAACGCACCAATTGGATCCCCTCCCGGTGATAATGAAAAGGTACCGTTAGTCGAAAGATAAATATCACAGATCAGGATGATATTTTGTCGCAATACATCATGATGTAAAAAAGATAATTGCTTTATTACTGAGTTTTTTACGAAAATAAATCTTTCTTCAGTCTTAATGTTTAAACCGATAGAGCTAAGGTCTAATTTTAATTCATTATTTTGTACTGAAATATTATAAAGACTTGGGCTCAGTTTTGAATAAGCGTATTCATGTTCTGCAACCAATTCTAAAAAAAATTTGTCTCTGACCTTATTTAGGGCGGGTCCATTTGAATCTGCCCTCTGTCTGATTAGTTCAAAATTTATTGTTGTCATTAGGATCCCTTAACAAAAGTTAGTAATTAGTATCCATGAATTTAGCACCACCGATAAATTCTGTCTCAATTAATAATGGATATTATTATGCAGGTCACTATTGATGGTGTCGCGTACGCGCCTATGCGCAATCAACCTAATAGCTGTATCGGCATTGCCATTTCCACTCATAATCGCGCTGGTGTGCTGAGCCAGGCGCTGGAACATCAACTCAAGCATCTTCCTCCTGGCGCGCTGGTGGTTGTCGTTGACGATGGTTCACAGCCACCAGCAGTTGTACCCGACGGCGTTAAGCTGATCAGGCACGAAAAATCGCTGGGCATCGTGGCATCGAAGAATGCCAGCCTGGCTGCGCTGATGGATGCCGGTTGCGAACATTTGTTTCTGTGGGACGATGACGCCTGGCCGGTTGCTGATGGATGGTGGTTGCCTTATATCGACTCACCCGAGCCGCATTTGAGTTATCAGTTTCTCGATCTGGCTGGCGCGCGCAAGCTGAACGATATCGCAGTGCTGTATCGCGACGATAAGCATGTTGCTTACAGCGGCCAGCGCGGCGTGATGCTCTACTACCACCGCAGCGTGATTGAGCGCGTCGGCGGCTTTGATCCGATATACGGTCGCGGCATGTATGAGCATAGCGATCTGGCGATGCGCATCCACAATGCCGGGCTGACGTCGTGGGCGTTCGCCGATGTGGTTGGTTCAGAAAAGCTCATTCACTCGCTGGACGAGCATGAACTTGTTGAACGTTCGGTACCGCGCCCGGATCGCGAAGAGCAGGTTAAGCGCAACGTGCGGATTCACAACGAGCGGCGCGACACCGGGTATACCGGCTATGCAGAGTACCGCCAGTGGCATGATGTGGTGATCACCACGCTGTTAACCAGCCAGCCCGACCCGCAGCGCAATGAGCGTATGACGGCCGAGCCCGGCATGCTCGCGCGCTGGTCGGCATCTATCAAAGGCGCTGATGCGGTAGTGCTTGCAGACCAGCTCACCAGCGCACCACCCGGTGCCAGTCTGGTCAATGTGCCGGAAGTAGCGATGAACGTTTATTTCCGGCGGTGGCTGCATATCTGGCAGCACCTTCGCGATCATCCGGAGTATCACTCCGTGTGGTGTACCGACGGTACCGATGTCGAAATGCTCCGCGAACCGTGGGCAGATATGGTGCCGGGTATGGTTTATGTAGGCTCCGAACCTAAGACCTATGCCGATGCCTGGGCGCGTCAGCATCACCCCGAGCGCATCTATCAGGACTTTATCGACCAGCACCGCAACGACGTGATGCTTAACGCCGGGCTGCTTGGCGGCCTGCGTGAAGACGTGATGCCGTTTGCTCATGGCATTGTGCGGCTGTATTACCTGCTGGAGTGCCACCGCTTCTGGAAGACTGAGAAAGCACCGGCAGCCGTCGGCGATATGCTGGCCTTTGGCATTGTGGCGAAACGCTTTGGCGATCGCATCGTGACAGGCCCGGCAGTGCATACGGTTTTCAAAACAAACGGTATTGGTAAAGAGGTGGCATGGTGGCAGCACAAGTGAGATTTGTTGTTGTTGGCCATCACTCCCGGCGTCAGCATGCCGATGCTCTGGCCTCTCATATCGGCGCGCACCTTGTTATTGATGAGGATAATCATGGTGCGAACTGGAATCACCGTCGGGCACTCGAATGGGCTTCCACACAACCATGCCGTGTGGTGGTGCTGGAGGATGATGCACTGCCGGTGCCGTGGTTTACCAATAAGGTTATTCCCTGGCTTAATGACAAGCCTGATGACTTGATTAGTTTTTACCTCGGCACTGGCCGCCCTCCACAGTATCAGGCGCAGATTGCTGAGCGGCTGATTGCCGCTGACAGGACGCGAGCCGACTACATCACGTTGCCGCAGCTCATTCATGGCGTGTGTTACAGCGTGCCGCCTCAGCATATGCCGAGGGTGCTGGCACGCTGGGACAGCAGCAAGCCCGCTGACTTCGCGCTGGGTGATGCATGGGGTGCGCCAGTGGTCTACCCCTGCTGGTCGCTGGTTGACCATGCTGATGGCGAACCTGTCGAGCGACATCCAGACCAGATTCCTCGCACCGAGCGTCGGCGCGCCTGGAGGTTACATGGTTAAGCTAACGACACTGAAACCTAGGCTGAAAGTGATTGATACGAGGCGCATCAAACCTGTTTATGGTGAGCAGCGGCGCATAAGTGGCAGCGCCCGTGTGGGACTCAAGCGGCGTATATGGGTGCGGGACGGTGGACATTGCTGCATGTGCGCGCGCCCCGTTGACCTGCATGAAAGTGAACTTGATCACCGCATCGCGCTTCAGTTCGGTGGTGATAACGCAGAGCGAAATCTCTGGACGTTATGCACCGGGTGCCATGCCGGGAAGTCAGCAAGGGAAGCGGCAACAGGTCAGCCAGACAGTGAAGCTTTAAAGCATTGCGTTCCCGGTGAAGAGCAGGGGACAGGGCTTGTGGCGATCTGAACCGAGCCACCCCGGGGGGTATCATCAGAAGTAAACATCAACTGCGCTGGACACCGCGCCCCCTCTCACGCGCAGAAAAAATTCCCTTTTGGAGGGTATAAACATGTTAACAGCGCAAAAGCGAAAATTCGCGGTGGCGCTGATGTCCGGTATGTCTCAAAAAGATGCGGCAATAAAGGCGGGATACTCTGAGAAATCCGCACGGTCAAAGGGTTCGCAACTGGCAAAAGACCCGGAAGTCATCGCATTTATAGAGAGAAAAAAGAAGGAAAACATCGATGTTGATGAGGTTCCCGCATACCGCAAAAATGTTTATACCCCAGCAGTAAACACGCCGGAAAAAATCCCGGTGCCGGAATCGCCGCCCACCGTTGGTACTTACGATGATCCGCTCAAATTTCTTATGGCGGTGATGAACGATGCTGGTGAAGAGATCGACGTCAGGAAAGATGCGGCAAAAGCCATGCTGCCTTATATCCACCCCAAAAAAGGTGAGACCGGGAAGAAAGATGCGCGGAATGCTGCGGCAAAAGTGGCGGCAGGCGCCAGCAAGTTTGGCGCTATGACGCCGCCGAAACTGGTGGTAAACAATAAAAAGGGGTAATTCATGGCACAGTGGTCCACGGCATGCCCTGAATGGGAAAGTCTGCTGGTTAACCGCCAGTCGATCATCCCACCGCCAATTTTTCCTGATCAGGCAGAGCAGGCGCTTGGCATCTTTCGTGAGTTGCGGGTATCAGACCTGCCGGGCAAGCCCACATTCGGTGAATGTTCTGAAGCCTGGGTCTTTGATTTTGTTAAAGCCATCTTTGGAGGTTATGAGGCTGACACAGGTAATCAGCTGATCCGCGAATATGGCCTGTTGATCTCGAAGAAAAACACAAAATCAACGATTGCAGCCGGGATTATGCTGACGGCACTTATTCTTTGCTGGCGCGAAGACGAAGAACACCTGATTCTGGCACCAACCAAAGAAGTGGCAGACAACAGCTTTAAGCCTGCCGCCGGCATGATACGCGCCGACGATGAGCTGACGGATATGTTTCAGATTCAGGATCATATTCGCACTATCACTCACAGGGTGACCCGCAACACACTTAAAGTGGTGGCGGCCGATACTGATACGGTTTCCGGTAAGAAATCAGGACGTATCCTGGTGGACGAATTGTGGCTTTTCGGGAAGCGCGCCAACGCTGAAGCCATGTTTATGGAGGCGCTCGGCGGGCAGGTATCGCGAAACGAAGGGTGGGTTATCTACCTCACCACGCAGAGCGATGAGCCACCGGCTGGCGTATTTAAAGAGCGGCTTGATTACTGGCGTGATGTGCGCGACGGCAAAATCAGCGATCCAAAAACGCTGGGGATCCTTTACGAATTCCCGGAAAGCATGGTGGAAAGCAAGGCATATCTCGATCCTGACAATTTTTATATCACCAACCCCAACATCGGCCTGTCCGTCAGCCCGGAATGGATAGCGGACAATCTCCGCAAAAACCAGGCAAAAACAGACGGCACGCTGCAGCAATTCCTGGCGAAGCATCTCAATATCGAAATCGGCCTGAATCTGCGCAGCGACCGCTGGGCGGGTGTCGATTTCTGGGATCAGCAGGCTAAGCGCGTAAGTTTTGACGATTTATTGCAACGAGCCGAGGTGATCACCGTCGGTATTGATGGCGGCGGACTTGATGACCTACTGGGATTCAGTGCCGTCGGACGTGATGCCGAGACGCGGGAATGGCTCTGCTGGTGTCATGCCTGGGCGCACGAAATAGCAATCCGGCGCCGTAAAAGCGAGGAATCCCGGTTTAACGACTTTATGAAAGCCAGTGACCTGACCATTGTTAAGCGCGTCGGGCAGGATACTGAGGAAGTGGCGGAATATGTCAGCCGGATCCACAGGGCGGAACTGCTCGACAAAATCGGCATAGACCCGTCAGGTGTCGGTCAGATCCTCGATGCGCTCATTGAGGCGGAAATTCCCGCTGATGCTGTGGTTGGTGTCAGTCAGGGCTGGCGCCTTGGCGGTGCGATTAAAACCACGGAGCGCAAGCTTGCTGAAGGTGTTCTGGTTCATGGTGGCCAGCCGTTGATGGCCTGGTGTGTGGGCAACGCACGTGTTGAACCCAAAGGTAACGCCATTCTCATTACCAAGCAGGCCAGTGGAAAGGGCAAGATTGACCCGCTGATGGCACTGTTTAACGCCGTTTCGCTTATGGCGCTTAACCCGGAGGCGAAAAAACAGGATTACCAGGTGCATTTCATATGACAGCTATGTCAGCCAATAACCCGCTCCGGCGGGTTTTTTCGTTTCAGGAGGCAGCAAAATGACGCTTAAACGCGCATGCACCCTCATGACGGTGAAAGCGGTAAACGAGGATGAGCGGATCATTACCGGCATCGCCTCCACGCCATCGCCGGATCGTGACGGGGACATTATTGAGCCGGAGGGCGCGAAGTTTCGCAGCGATACGCCATTCCTCTGGCAGCACGACCGTTCACAGCCGATCGGCACCTGCATGCCGAAAATGACGAATGACGGTCTGGAAATCACCGCGAAGCTGGTGAAACCGACGCCGGACATGCCGTCACAACTGGCTGCGCGCCTCGACGAGGCCTGGGCATCCATCAAGGCCGGTCTGGTGCGTGGTTTATCAATCGGTTTCCGGCCCATTGAATATTCCTTCCTGGATGAAGGTGGTATCCGCTTTCTGTCCTGGGATCTCCTTGAGGTATCTGCGGTGACCATTCCGGCAAACGCTGAATGTTCCATCCAGACCGTTAAATCTTTTGATCGCCAGCTTCTCGCCGCGTCAGGCCATGAGAAACCGGTGGTCAAATTACATCAACCTGCTGGCGCTACAGCAAAAATATCGACTGAAATCAAAGGAAAAAACATGAATATTGCAGAACAGATCAAAAGCTTCGAAGTGAAGCGTTCAGCGCTGGCGGCCTCTCTCGATGAGATCATGTCAAAAGCGGCTGAAGAAGGGCGCACCCTGGACATGGAAGAAGAAGAGAGCTACGACAACACTTCCACAGAAATTAAAGCCGTGGACGCACATCTCAAACGCCTGCGTGACATGGAAAATAACATGGCGGCTACTGCAAAACCCGTAGCCAAAGCCGCCGCGGGTGTCGTGGACACGGTGGACAACCGCGCGCCGGGTATCATCCGTGTTGATCAGAAGCTGGAAAAAGGTATCGCCTTTGCCCGCTTTGCCAAAGCACTGGCTGCTGCGAACGGCAGCCGCTCTGAAGCGCTGGAAATCGCCCGCAAGCAATACCCGGACGATTCTAAACTTCACCACGTGCTGAAAGCCGCTGTTGGCGCTGGTACCACTACCGATCCGACCTGGGCTGGCGCGCTGGTGGAATACCAGGAATATGCGCAGGATTTCGTGGAATTCCTGCGACCGCAGACCATCATCGGCCGCTTTGGTCAGGGCAATATCCCGGCGCTGCGCCAGGTGCCGTTTAACATTCGCATTCCGGCGCAGACCTCCGGCGGTTCGGCAAACTGGGTAGGCCAGGGCAAGGCGAAGCCGCTAACGAAGCTTGACTTCGAATCAATCACTTTCGCGTTTGCTAAAGTGGCTGCTATCGCGGTGCTGACCGATGAGTTGATCCGTTTCTCAAACCCGGCAGCCGATGCGCTGGTGCGTAATGCGCTGGCGGAAGCCGTTATTGCCCGCCTGGACACCGACTTCATTAATCCATCGAAGGCAGAGGCGGCTGGTATTTCTCCGGCATCCATCACCAACGGCATCGTCGCCACCCCGTCAAGCGGTAATCCGGACGATGACGCTGCGGCAGCATTTGGTGTATTCGTTGCGGCTAACCTGCAACCGAATGGTGCGGTCTGGCTGATGTCCAGCACCACTGCGCTGGCGCTGTCGATGCGTAAAAACGCACTGGGTCAGAAAGAATACCCGGAAATGACGCTGCTTGGCGGTACATTCCAGGGTCTTCCGGTGATCGTATCCCAGTACGTCGGCAACCTGCTGGTGCTGGTCAACGCGCCGGATATCTACCTTGCTGACGATGGCGGGGTTGCGGTCGATATGTCCCGCGAGGCATCGCTTGAAATGGAAAGCGATCCGACCGGCGACAGCATCACACCAACGGGCACCGAGCTGGTCTCCATGTTCCAGACCAACAGCGTGGCCATCCGCGCAGAACGCTGGATTAACTGGAAACGCCGTCGCACCGCTGCGGTAGCAGTGATTTCCGGTGTGAACTATGGCACCACTCAGGGCAGCTAATCAGCACAGGAGGGCGGGGAATTTCCCCGCCATTTTGCATGGCAAAAATCAGATATCTGCAACGCACGCATGATTCACATCCAGGCGATGAGAAATCTGTGGATGACCAGTGCGCCAGGGTGCTGGTGCTGCTGGGCAAGGCTGAATATGCCGGTGGTAAGCGCGCTGGCGGCACGAGAAAGAAAAATAACGCGGGGGCTGGTTAATGTGGAATCCTTTCCGGAGAAAAGAAAAAGCTCTTCAGCAGCCAACGGGCCGCGGCGGATGGATGTCTCTTATCGGTGAGCCTTTCGCCGGTGCCTGGCAGCGCAATCTGGAAATTAACCCCACGACCGTACTTTCCTTTTATGCGGTTTTCTCCTGTATATCGCTGATTGCCAGCGATATCTCGAAGATGCCATTGCGGCTCATACTCCGCGATTCGAATGGGATCTGGAAGGAAAGCAGAAAAGGGAGTGTCGCTGCACTTTTAAATAAGCCAAATGCCTTTCAGAACCGGATCCAGTTCTTTGAAAGTTGGGTAACGTCAAAATTTTGTCACGGCAACACGGTGGCCCTGAAAATCCGTAACGCCCGGGGCGACATCACTGAGTTACGCATTCTTGACTGGAATAAAGTGACACCGCTGGTGGCGGATGATGGTTCTGTGTTTTATCAGATTAGCCCGGACAATATGAGCGGGATCGAAACAACTGTGACAGTTCCCGCGCGCGAGGTTATTCACGATCGTTTCAACTGTCTTTTTCATCCGTTGATTGGCCTTTCGCCAATTTACGCCGCCGGGCTGGCTGCCATGCAGGGGCACCACATACAGAAAAATTCCGCATTCTTTTTTCGTAACGGCGGCAAGCCGAGCGGCGTTATTGAGGTGCCTGGCAGTATCAGTGAGGAAAACGCGCGCCTTCTGAAAACTAAATGGGACACCGGGTATACCGGAGAAAACGCAGGAAAAACAGCCATCCTGAGCAATGGGGCAAAATATAACCCCACCTCTGTATCGGCTGCCGATGCACAGATGGTTGAGCAGTTACGGATGTCTGCCGAAATTGTCTGTTCCGTTTTCCATGTGCCGGCTTACAAAGTCGGGATTGGCGCTCTTCCTTCTTATGACAACATTGAAGCGCTTGAGCAGCAGTATTACTCACAGTGTTTACAGACACTTATCGAGTCGATTGAGTTGTTGCTTGATGAAGCCTTTGAACTGGATGGCAACACCGGAACTGAGTTTGACGTGAATTCGTTGCTGCGCATGGACAGTGAGCGCCGAATTAAAACGCTCGGTGAGGCGGTTAAAAATACCATCATGAAACCAAACGAGGCCCGGCTTCGCGAGAATTTGCCGCCGGTTGACGGAGGCGACGATCTCTATCTGCAACAGCAGAACTTTAGCCTTGGTGCGCTGGCGCGCCGCGATGCTTCCGATGATCCGTTCGGGAAAAGTACGGCATCAACGCAACCGCAAACCGTAGCCACTGGCAATGAAGGAAAAGCGCTGACTGATGCCGAGCAGGCGGTGACCAAAGCAATACTCAGAGGATTTTTGACAAAATGAATGAGCGCGAATTATCCCTGATAAAGGTGCTGGGCGAGGAATTCGGCCAGGTCATCACTGAAATGCGTGAGAGTTTCAGCAAAAGCCTCAACGAACACCGGGAAGCGATCGACAAGAGGCTGGATCAGATTGCATCAGATTTCAGTGCCATAAAAGATGTGCCAGCGCCGGATTTTTCCGCACTTGTTTCTGCGGCCGTCGCTGCAATTCCGGCACCGGAGTTACCCGCCTTGCCGGATTTCTCTTCGATGGTCCAGGAGGCTGTTTCAGCGTTACCTCCACCACAGGACGGGAAAAGCATCACTGCCGATGATGTGCGCCCCATGCTTCAGGAAATGGTGGATAAAGCCGTCGGCGCTATTCCTCCGCCTGAAAATGGCAGGGATTACGATCCGGATGTGCTGGCGCAGGCGGTAAAAGAGGCCGTTGACGCGGCGGTTTCCGATATTCCGGTACCGCGGGACGGAAAAAGCCTTACCACTGAAGATGTCAGACCCATGCTGAATGAGCTTGTCACCGCATCCATGCCAGTTTTGCCTGATGTAAAAACGCTGGTGAGCGAGGCGGTTGCTGCGTTGCCTGCTGCTGAGCCCGGCCGCGATGGCCGTGACGCGCTGGCACTCGAAATACTTCCTTTTATCGATGAAGAGAAGAGCTATCCGCGTGGTTCCTATGCGACCCACAACGGCGGGCTGTGGCGTGCTTACGAGAAAACTCACGGTATGCGCGGCTGGGAATGTCTGGTCGATGGTGTAGCAGGTGTGGAAATTGAGCGCTCTGAGCACCGTTCCTTCACCTTAACAGTTAATCGCGCCAGCGGAAGCAGCGAAACCAAGCGTTTTGACGTTCCGGTCATGCTTTACCGCGGTGTGTTCAAATCCGGTGACGAGTATCTGCCGGGAGATACTGTCACGTGGGGTGGCTCGCTGTGGCACTGTGACGAACCTACACAGGATAAGCCCGGAGAAATCTCTTCGAAAGGGTGGACACTGGCCGCCAAACGTGGACGTGACGGGAGGGATAAGACGTGATCGAACTTGTGACCCTCGACCAGGCGAAAGAGCACCTGCGCATTGATGATGATGCCGGTGATGCTGATCTTCAATTGAAAATACAGGCAGGAAGTGCCGCCATTCTCGCTTACGTTCAGGGAAGCCGTCAGCTTATCGTCGGCAGCGATGCGTCGCTGATTGATGGAGAACCACTGCGGAGAGCGCAAACAGCGCTGCTTATGTTACTTGGATGGCTCGACCGAAACCGTGGCGGAGAAGAGGAGGAAAAATTAAAACAGGGTGAACTGCCGTTCTCGGTAACGATGCTTATTTACGATCTGCGCAGACCCACCATTTTATAAAAGGAGGCGTTATGCATGCAGGCCGCTTACGTGACCGCATCACTGTTGTGAACTCTGTGCCCGTCCGCACTCCTTCCGGTGATGTTAAACCGGTGTGGCAGGAAGGAAAATCAATCTGGGCTGAGGTGAAAGGCATCAGCGGGCGGGAATTAATCGTCTCCGGGGCAGAAAAAGCTGAAGCGACAGTGCGGGTCTGGGTCCGTTATCGCAATGACGTTTCAGCCTCTTCGCGTCTGAAAGTTCTTAGCGGCGCTTTTAAAGGGCTTACCCTGGAGGTGACGGGACCGCCCATTCCGGATGCCGGGTGTACACAACTGGAAATTCTCTGCAAGCAGGGGGTGAAGCCGTGATCGATACGAAACTGGATTTTTCAGGCTTACTTGATCTGTCTGATGATCTGTTGGCGCTGAGCAAAGTGGAAAACCGAAAGGTGATGCGCGATGCCACTCGCGCGGCGGCTACCGTTTTCAAAGATGAAGCGGTGAAACGTGCGCCGGTGCGCACCGGTAAAATGAAGAAAAACATTGTGGTTATCACCCAGCGTGATCGCAACGGTGATATCTCCTCCGGCGTACATGTGCGCGGTACCAACCCACGCACCGGCAACAGCGACAATTCGATGAAAGCAAATAATTCGCGCAACGCCTTTTACTGGCGTTTCGTTGAGCTTGGTACGTCAAATATGGCGGCCGTTCCGTTTATCCGTCCGGCCTATGATGCGCGGCAAGAAGATGCGGCAAATGCTGCCTTTGCACGTGCCAATCAGGCGATTGATGAGGCGCTGTCAAAATGACCGAGGCCGATGTTTATCCTCTTATCGGGACGCTCGCTGGTGGTCAGGTTTACCCTGACATTGTTCCGCTTAATCAGCAAGGGCAGCCCGCGGTAGCACCGCCGTGGATCACCTTCACGCTGGTCGATCAGGTTTATGGCGATACGCTTTGTGGCCCGGCGGAAGAAAATTCCGCGCTACAGGTCGATGTATATTCCCGAACAGTCGATGAATCACGGGCACTGCGTGAGCAGGTTATTGCCGCACTGGCACCACTTAAATTCACGCAGATGAGTAAAACCGGCGGACATGATCCAGACACCGGGCTGCGCCGCGCAACTCTTGAAGTCCACATCCAACAGTAAACCTTAACCATCAAAACCAATAACCGCCAACCGGCGGTTTTTTTATGCCTGGAGCAAACATGACCAGCAAATACGAAGTAACGAAAGGTACACAGGTCGGCATTTCTGATGCCCCTGTTACCGCCGAAGACTTTCAGTCTTCTGGTTTTCCCGGCGTCGGCGTGACTTTTCTGGTAGCGGAGTGCGCAACAAAGGAAATCAGCTATACCGGCGGGCAGAAGGGTGACATTGATGTCACCACGCTTTGTTCCCTTGAGCAGGAACAGACCAACGGTCTGGCGGCACCGGCTGAAATGTCTATCAGCCGTAACTGGGTTGGCGATGAAGCCGCACAACTGGCATTGCAGACTGCTTATGAAAACGATGAATTGCGCGCGCTGCGTGTAATTTTCCCGTCTGGCAACGGTTTTTATATCCTGGTTGAAGTGCGACAGAGTTCATGGTCAGCAGCCACGTCCGCTGTTGTGGGTGCCACCTATTCGCTGCGCGTTCGTGGCAAACCAAAACGCATCGTTGCAAACCCTGGATCCTGATCCGAAGCGGCTCCGGCCGCTTTCTTTTCCTCTTCTGAGAAAAAATAATGAGCAATCCGAAACCTTCTTTACGCGCGCTGGCGCTGACGGCGGCCACCGCCTTTCGAACCAAAACTGTCACCGTTAACGAATGGGGCGGCGCGAAGGTAATCCTTCGTGAGCCATCTGGTGAAGCATGGGCGACTTTCCGCGAGTTCGTTGGCGACACACCGGATGATGATAAAAAGCCGCTTTCCGAAACCGAGAAATTCATTCGAAACAAGGAAGCAGATGTGATCCTTTTCCTTGATGTTCTGCTTGATGAAACCGGCAACCGCGTTTTCAGTGAAGATGACCGGGCCACCGTTGCAGAAATTTATGGCCCTGTACATGCCCGCCTGCTGCGCCAGGCTCTTGATCTGGGTATTACACAGGACGAAGCGGAAAAAAAGTAAAGGAACCGCTGACGTTCTTTCTGATGTCGCTGGCACTCCGGCTGGGAAGAACGTTTCATGAACTGCGACATAGCATTACCGCCAGCGAGCTTAAGATGTGGATTGCCTACGATCGTATCAGCCCAATCGGCGACTGGCGCGGCGATGCACAGGCGGCGCAAATTGCTGTGGCCACGCTTAACGCCCAGGGCGGCAAATACGAGATTAAGGATCTGATCCTCCAATTTGGTCAGCAGGACAAAACAGAGGAAATCAGCGATTTAGAAGAGTGGATGTCCAGTCTTTAATGCCCGCCGCGCGCGGGCTTTTTTATGGGTGAAATATGGCAACGCTGCGCGAACTCATCATTAAAATATCAGCCAATTCCAGCTCGTTTCAGTCCGAAATCGCCCGCGCCTCACGCATGGGTGCGGACTATTACAAAACGATGGAGAGCGGCGGTAAGAAAGCCGCGGCAGCCACGCGCGAAACGCAACGCTCCATTGCTGCACTGAATAATGAGCTAGCGTCGGTTAAAGCCACTGCCTCTGGCCTGGCGGGGGCATTTGCAGGCGCGTTCGCAACATCCCAGCTTATCAGCTATGCAGACACCTGGAACCAACTTTCAGGGCGGTTGCGTCTTGCCAGTACAGGTGCTGATGATTTTGCGGCTTCTCAGCGATCCCTGATGGATATCAGTCAGCGCACCGGCACGTCGTTTGAAGCGAATGCGAACCTTTATTCTCGTATCGCTTCCGCGCTGCGCGATGCAGGATATGCCTCTGCTGACGTGGCAAAGGTTACTGAAACCGTTGCTACATCGCTGAAACTGTCTGGCGCCAGCACGGAAGAGGCCAGCTCAGTGATCACGCAGCTAAGCCAGGCGCTGGGCTCCGGCGTTCTTCGTGGAGAAGAGTTTAACGCCATTATGGAAAATGGCGGCAGGCTTGCAAAACTGCTGGCACAGGGGCTGGGCACAACCGTTGGCGGCCTGCGTAATATGGCGAATAACGGAGAGCTGACGACAGATAAAATTGTTCCTCTGTTGACGAATGTGGAGCAGCTACGCAAAGAATTCGACTCGCTGCCGGCCAGCATCAGCGGATCTGCTCAGAAGGTTGAAAACGCCTTTATGGCATGGGTAGGCGGTGCCAACAACGCTGTAGGCGCGTCATCAACCCTGTCTGGCATTCTTGATGGCCTGGCTGAAAATATCGATACCGTTGCCAATACTGCTGGCGCGCTGGTTGGGATCGGTCTGGCTCGCTTCTTTGGGAACATGGTCGGAAGCGTAGCCAGCGCAACTACGGAGATTATCAAAAATACCGCCGCCGAAGTTGCCCTGGCTCAGGCGCAGGTAAGAGGAACTCAGGTTAGCGTTGCCGCCGCGCGGCAGGCTGTATACAGAGCGCAACAGGCAAAATCAGCCGCAGTATCAATAGAGGCTCAGAGCGTTGCTGAACGCAATCTTATTGCCGCGCAAACCGGGCTTGGTAACGCGATTTCTGCCCGCAGCAGCGCGGTAAACAATCTGACCAACAGCGCATCAGCAATGTCCCGCATCGGATCCGGTGTGCTGAGTGTTCTTGGCGGCTGGCCTGGTCTTATCATTGGCGCTGGCGCGGCGATGTATGGTCTTTATGAGCATACCCAACAGGTTCATAAAGAGGCGGTTGCGTTCGCAGATAACCTTGACGATATCAACAGCAAACTTCAGAAAATGTCTGTTGCCGGGCTACGTTCAACTGCGGTCGATGCCAGCGCATCTCTCCAGGCACAGAAAAAAGACCTTGCTGATCTTGATGAGCAGATCAGAAAGGTCAAGGACAGCCAGACTGCGCTGGCACAAATTCAGGAAAGTTATAATAAGTCGCCCTGGATGACACGCCTGAATACTTTCATGGATCAGGAAGATATTACTGCCAAAAATATCGAGCTTACCGGGCAGCTTAATAAGCTTGAATATGAACGCGAGCAGGCAGCATCAAAAGTTGAAGCCACACAGAAACTGGTTAATCAGGCCAGCGATCTGGCGGCGCAAAAAGCCGTCGAGCAGGCTGGTGCCGTTTCCATACTCAAGGGGGCTTATGACCTTTTGAATCGTTCCATGTCGGCTACTGCTGGCGCCACGCCACCGCAATATGCGGGACCTGTGGTGTCTTTGGCTAAAGCCACTCCTCAGCAGCAGACTGCACTGGAAAAAGCGCAGCGGGATAATGTGCTGGCGAGCATGGACGGACTTGCGAAACTCCATCAGCAGCACGTATATGAGGCGGAAGATCTCAAGTTAACTGGCGCGCTGTACACCACCTACATCTACAACAAGGATCAGGCAGCAAGGAAAGACGCCGCAGCGGCGCAGGCCAAGAAAGATACAACGGCTGCCACTAACGCTCAAAACAAAGCTGAAAGGGAAGCGGCTTCGCAGGCTGAGCAGTACAGCCGAAAACTGGCGGATTTAAGTGTCGCCATCGAAGTGCAAAAAGTGCGTGCCAGAGAAGGCGAGCAGGCCGCTGAGCTCTACGCAGCGGCTAACCAGACAGGTGCAAAATGGACGGATGAGCAGCGTAAAGCCATTCAGGCTCAGTCTGCTGAACTCGCCAGGCTGACGCAACTCGCTGACGATCACGTTAAAAAAGTGCGTGAGCAGGCCGACGCGCTGAAAGACCTGACGGAAGCCGCGCGCAAATTTAACGATGATGCAGCGCTGACAACCGAAACCGCCGGGATGAGTGACAGGCAGCGTCAGCGATTTGATGAAACACAGCAGGTTGATCGTGTATTCGCAAATACTGATGGTGGTTCCTCAGCAATTGCTGCCCGTACCGCTGCACTGGATGCGCTGGATAAAAAATACAAAGCGATAGCAGCATCAGAAGCAGACTGGCGGAATGGCGTCTCGAAGGGCTACAACAACTGGTTTGATGAAATGACCAATATTGCCGGTACCGTCTCTGATGGGGTCAAGTCCTCGCTTGATGGCGCATTCAGCAATGTCACCTCGATGCTGGAGGGTAATAAAGTCTCCTGGAAATCGTGGGGGATCTCCGTGCTGCAAATAATAGAAAAAGTGGCGCTGCAAATGGCAGTTGTAAATGCGATGGGAAGTGCATCATCTTCTTCAGGTCTGCTGGGTTCGCTTGTTGGCGGCGTTGCAAGCTTTTTTGGCGGCAGCGCTGCGGGCGCTTCTACAGCCAGCGGTGGAACGGCCATCCAGTCTGCTGTGGCTAACTTTCAGTTCAATGCGCAGGGAGGGGTGTACGATTCGCCATCGCTGAGCTCCTACAGTAACGGCGTCTATAACTCCCCTCAGCTTTTTGCCTTCGCCCAGGGGGCTGGCGTATTTGCCGAAGCAGGACCGGAAGCCATCATGCCATTAACCCGCGCTTCAGATGGTTCGCTGGGTGTAAGGGCTGTTGGCTCCGGAGTAAACACCGCCACCTCTTCAGCCGGTGCACCACAGGTAAACATTCATATCGACAGCAACGGCAACACGAATACGAGCGGAACCAGTGGTTATGAGAGTTTCGGTCGTGACATCGGAAATTATGTTGATCAGCGTTACCGCGAGCTGCAACGGCGTGATTTGTCTCCTGGTGGTTCAATCTGGAATCTGGCTAAAGGGGGCCGCTGATGGCTATTGAGGAATTTACCTGGTGCGCCCGTATCAACGCTGAAGAGGAGGTCACCTTTCGTACCCGCTCCGCTCAGTTCGGCGATAGCTACAAGCAGGTGTCAGGCGATGGCTTAAATCCACGGTCACAGAAATGGACCCTGGAATTTACCGGGGATGAGGACTATATCGCCGAAATCAAAGCATTTCTGGATCGGCATGCCGGTACGAAATCTTTTTCATGGCGCCCACCGCTGGAGCCCCTCGGCTTATTCCGCTGTGACACCTATAAGCCGACGGCGCTGGGTGCCAGAAAATACAACCTCTCTGCAACTTTTGAACAGGCATTTGCACCATGAGTTTAAACAGCGACTATCAAAAACTGGAACCGGGAAACGCAGTCCGGCTTATTGAGGTTGATGGCACCGCTTTCGGTGTGGGCGATGTTCTTCGTTTTCACAGCCACAACATCCCTCACACTGAGGCGGAAATTACCGCGGCGGGTGGTGACGAAACCCTGCTGCCGGCGAAATCTATCTGGTGGCAGGGGAACGAATATAAAGCCTGGCCGTATGAACTGGACGGGATTGAGGCGTCAACCAGTGGCAGCAGCGCATCACCGAAGCTGTCTGTCGCCAACCTTGACGCGTCGATCACTGCGCTGTGCCTTGCTTACGATGATATGTTGCAGGCGAAAGTCACCATCCACGACACGCTGGCGCAGTACCTTGATGCGCAGAACTTTGCGGAGGGAAACCCGGCTGCCGACCCGTTGCAGGAAAAGTTGCAGGTCTGGTACATCGATGCGAAAAGCAGCGAGACAAACGAGGTGGTGGAGTTCATGCTTTCCAGCCCGATGGATCTGCAGGGGCTGATGATCCCGACGCGCCAGTTACATTCGCTCTGTACCTGGTGCATTCGTGGGCAGTACCGTTCCGGTAACGGCTGTGATTATGCCGGGACACGCTATTTCGATAAGCACAACAACCCGGTAAGCGATCCGTCGCTGGATGAATGCAACGGCACGCTGACAGGGTGCAAACTGCGTTTCGGGGAAAATAATGAACTGTCGTTTGGTGGATTCCCCGGCACATCGTTGATCCGGAGCTGATATGCACCAGAAAATCATTGATGCCATTATGGCACATGCGGCCGATGAATATCCGCGCGAGGCGTGTGGGCTGGTGGTGCAGAAAAGCCGTGTGGAGCGTTATTTCCCCTGCCGCAACATTGCCGAAAAACCTGAGGAGCATTTTGTCCTTTGCCCGGAGGACTATGCCGCGGCGGAAGACTGGGGAAGTGTCACAGCGATTGCACACAGTCACCCCGACGCCACCACACAGCCCAGCGAGACGGACAAGGCGCAATGTGATCTCAGCGCCCTGCCCTGGCATATCGTCAGCTGGCCAGAAGGTGATTTCAGGACCATCATGCCGCGCGGCGAACTGCCGCTGCTGGAACGTCCCTTTGTACTTGGCGTCTATGACTGCTGGGGACTTGTCATGAGCTGGTTCCGGCAAGTGCACGGCATCGAGCTGCCGGATTACCGCGTCGATTATCCGTGGTGGGAAGACCAGTACGCCGCCAATTATTATCAGGACAACTGGTATGAATGCGGGTTTCGTGAAGTAAGCGACGAACCGATGCCGGGTGATGTCCTGATCATGCAGGTGCAGGCGAACAAGTGGAACCATGCGGCGATACTGCTGGAAGGTAATATGATGATGCACCATCTGTACGGGCGTCTGAGCAATCGTGAGCCGTGGGGCGGCTACTGGAAAGAAAGGACTATGAAAGTTCTGCGCTATAAAGAATGTTAACTGCGGTTCATTCGTTAATAGGCAGAACCTTTTTGTCAGTTAATCTGCGATACTGTACTGTATGCATATACAGTTTATTTAACTGGGTAAATAACCAGGAAGTTCCTATATTTATTATCGTTTACCATTAGTGCAAATAAATTTTACGATTTACTGAATCTATGGCACGCATAAGGATAGGACGACTGCTTCCTGGTTATCGTGATGTGGGAATAGGCTCTAGAGCGCCTGTCAGAGGAATTTCACTTTTTGCTGAGGGTGAAAGCGTCGTTATCGCAAAGCGAATCCCTAGTCGCGAAATTGCGGTAGAGCTCATATGTTCATCCATTGGTCGGGAGCTTGGTTTGCGAATTCCTGAGCCTGTTCTTTTGGCTGACGCTGATAAAAACTGGTACTTCGGGAGTGTCGATGTCGGACACCCAAACCTCTCTCAGGTAGTAACTGCTTCAGACAATGCAATTATTAGCAAGCTAGAAAGTTGGCCTGGTTTGTTAAGCGCGGCCTGTTTTGATGAATGGATTGCAAACCCAGATCGATGTGACGATAACCTACTCTTTGACGGCTTGGGATTCATTCTCATAGATCATGGTATGGCAATTCCGCAAGGTATGGATGCGAGTGACTGGAGTGATGACTATTACACTAACGCACTTTTGGATATTGCATCGGACAATTGCGGGCGGGCGGAAAATGAAAGGAGCAAGCTTGCTGTAGCTGCGCAGGAGTGGTGTTATTCGGTTCAGGGTTTTGATGCAGCATACGATGAATCTCATCTTCCTGATGTAATCAGGCAAGAGCATAAGCAGCAGATCAGTAAATTCCTTAGGGAGCGCGTGGCTGCTTTAGGAGATGTTTTATATAGAAAGCTCAATCCGGTACAGGGGGCGTTGAATCTCAATGATTAATTTCGATGAAGCATTCTCTCAGCTTCCTGACTTGCCTGATTTTTCTGGTCGTTGGGTTCCTGTTTATCTTGAGCCAATGATGGCTTCCGGTGAAAGACTGACTGTTGCTGTAGCGGCGCTAGGAGACGATGGTAGTGCTATGGTCAAGATGGCTCTTCATCAAGAAAAAATCCAAGCTATGTATGGCGATAAAGCATCTTCTTTCACCAACATTATTGAAACTATTGTCTCCAGTTTTCAATACCATCTTCATACCAAGCAAACATTTGATGGATGGGTCTATCCATTTAATGGAATTAGCATCGGTGAGGCTAGAAATGCCATGTCTACTGGGATAGTAGGTATCCTGAGGCAGGCTGTATCAATGACAGCAAGCCTGTCAGCATTGGAGTTTGACGATACAGGGACTTCTGAACGTGATGAAAAAAACGATCGATGGCCTACCCAGGTAAGGGAAGAAGTTTTAAATTTTCATCCTGAGTTAACAGATTACTTCCGCCGGAGTTTTCATACATCAAACCGCTCGAAAGCATGTAGGATATTTTTTCTAAGCCCTCATATTGCGGTAAATACGGGAAGATTAGTGCCAGGTTCCAACATTTCATATAATTTTGATGTTAACAAATCTAGAATACTTGATTTGCTTACAGTCAAAGAGAATGAAGGAAGTATGGCTCCGCGTAATGCTCATGAGCTAATTGTGTATCGGCCACATGTTGATGACGCGGCATTTAGTTCAGCGCAGATGAAATCGCTTGATGAGTATGTCAATGCTTTAGTTGATGCTGGAGATAGGCATGAGATCAGAGTAACTACAGCTCATTCACCTCAAGAAGCATCGCAAAGATTATGTAGATTAGAGTTTGGTAGATAAAAATGGAAAAACTACTTATCGCGTTGTGTTTGGTCGAACTGGTTGGGTGTGCTACACAAGCCGTTCTGCCGAGCCAGGCTAAGCAAGCGCCGATGAATAATGTTTTCAAGCATCAGGAAATAGCTAAAAATGACGATGCCAAACTAATTGTCGTTCGCGATAAGGGCTACTTAGGAAGTGGTTGTTCAACCGGGGTTTATATTAACAACGAGAAATCCGCTGTCTTAGAGCCAGGTGAAAAAGTAACATTTATCCTTCACCCCGGAGAATGGAGTGTTGCGATGAAAGGTGAAGGGGCTCTTTGTATTTCCGACGATGTGCCATCTGGTCGTGATGTTGAACTGAAACCAAGAGAAACAAAGGCGGTTCGTCTTTTTGCTGATCCAGCAGGTAATATTGACTTAAAACCACTACCGCTAATGTGAGAAATTTTTATCGACATTGAACCCGCTTAATGGCGGGTTTTTTTATGTACGGAGACCATATGCAAGACATAATGACCAGAATTGAGCTTGGTGGAATTCTCGGTAAAACCTTTGGCAAAGCTCACCATCGCTTAATAAGCACCACTCATGAAGCAACCCGTGCACTGGCTGCCACGGTAAAAGGCTTTGAGCAGTTCATGATATCCAGTAAGCGTCGTGGTCTGACGTATGCTGTTTTTCGCGGCAAAAATAATATTGGAATTGATGATCTTGGTTTCCCTGTCGTAGGTGAAGTTATTCGCATAGTTCCTGTTATTATTGGTAGTAAAAAAGCAGGAATATTACAGACGGTACTGGGCGTCGTTTTAGTTGCTGTCGGTGCCATAATGACATACGTATCTGGCGGAACAGCTTCACCTTTTGCAGCCGGACTTATGACTACAGGGGTCGGAATGATTGCTGGTGGAGTAATCCAGATGCTTTCCCCGCAGACTGCTGGACTGGCAAGCAAGCAGGATGCCGATAACAGGGCATCATACGCCTTCGGCAGCGTTACAAATACCGCCGCTCAAGGTTACCCGGTGCCGCTTTTATACGGTAAGCGCCGTATCGGCGGGGCGATTATTTCCGCCGGTATTTACGTCGAAGACCAGCAATAAAATCCTCTCCGCTTAATCACCGCTTACGGGCGGTTTTTTTATGGGCGCAATATGGCAAACAAGAAAACTCAGGGGCGCAAAGGCGGCAGCTCAAGTTCTCGTACGCCTGTAGAACAGCCGGACGATCTCCAGTCTGTTGCGAAGGCTAAGATCCTTGTCGCTCTGGGCGAGGGGGAATTTTCCGGGCAACTTACCGGCCAGAGTATTTTTCTCGACGGTACGCCGCTGCTGAATGCCAATGGCTCATCGAATTTCAGCGGGGTGACGTGGGAGTTTCGCCCGGGCACTCAGGCGCAAAGTTATATCCAGGGCATTCCGGGTACCGAGAATGAGATCAGCGCTGGCATCGAGATTAAAAGCTCAGTGGCCTGGACACACACGTTTACGAACTCTCAGCTTTCTGCGGTACGCCTGCGCCTGAAATGGGCGTCACTCTTTAAACAAGAAGATGACGGCGATCTGGTGGGTAACCAGGTTCAGTATGCGATTGATCTCCAGGTGGATGGCGGTGCGTTTGTCACGAAAATTAACACCGCTGTCAGCGGGAAAACCACATCAGGCTACGAACGCAGCCACCGCATCGATCTGCCCGCCGGTGCCACATCATGGACTGTGCGGGTAAGGAAAATTACTGCTGACGCCAACAGTGCAAAAATCGGCGACACGATGACGCTCCAGAGCTACACGGAAGTTATCGACGCCAAACTGCGCTATCCCAATACGGCGCTGCTCTATATCGAGTTTGACTCCAGCCAGTTCAACGGATCCATCCCGCAGATTTCCTGCGAGCCGCGCGGACGAGTGATCCGCGTGCCGGACAATTACAACCCGGAAACACGCGCCTACACTGGCACATGGTCCGGTGCCTTTAAATGGGCATGGACTGATAACCCGGCATGGATTTTTTACGATCTGGTCGTCTCTGACCGTTTCGGCCTTGGCGATCGCCTGACGGCTGAGAATATCGATAAATGGACGCTCTATCAGGTGGCGCAGTATTGCGATGCGCCAGTGCCGGACGGTAAAGGCGGCAGCGGTACCGAACCACGCTATATCTGTAACGTCTATGTTCAGGATCGCAACGACGCCTATACGGTATTGCGTGACTTCGCCGCCATCTTCCGGGGTATGACCTACTGGGGCGGCAACCAGATTGTTACCCTGGCGGATATGCCGCGCGATGTCGATTACAGCTACACAAAAGCAAACGTCATTGACGGCCGATTCAGCTACAGCAGCAGCACGACGAAAAGCCGGTATACCAGCGCGCTGGTTTCATATTCAGATCCGGATAACGGTTACGCTGATGCAATGGAGCCAGTCTTTGAACAGGAACTGGTAGCCCGCTACAAAGGTTTTAACCAGCTTGAGATGACGGCAATCGGCTGCACACGCCAGTCAGAAGCGAACCGAAAAGGGCGCTGGGGGATCCTCACCAACAATAAAGACCGGGTGGTTTCTTTCTCCGTGGGGCTGGATGGCATGATCCCACAACCTGGATACATCATCGCTGTGGCTGATGAGAACCTGTCTGGTAAGGTTACCGGCGGCCGTATCAGCGCGGTGAATGGCCGGGCGATTACCCTGGACAGAGCGCCGGATGCTGTTGCCGGTGATCGGCTGTTCCTGAACCTGCCTTCCGGTGCTGCGCAGAGCCGTACCATTCAGGCGGTTAATGGAGAAGTGGTCACGGTGACCACCGCTTATAGCGAAACACCGGAAGTGGAAAGCGTATGGATAGTGGAATCGGACGAACTGTATGCGCAGCAGTACCGTGTTGTCAGTGTGACCGATAATAATGATGGGACGTTTTCCATCACCGGCGCGGCTCACGATCCGGATAAATATACCCGTATCGATACCGGGGCTATTATCGACAGCCGCCCCGTCAGCGTCGTGCCGCCGGGCAGCCAGGCAGCGCCCGATAATATCGCTATCGGCAGTTATTCCGTGGTGAACCAGGGGATCAGCGTTCAGACCATGCGCGTTTCATGGACGGACACGGCCAATGCGATCGCGTATGAAGCGCAGTGGCGCCGCAATGACGGTAACTGGGTGAACGTGCCGCGCAGCTCCACCACCTCGTTTGAAGTGCCGGGCATTTATGCGGGACGCTATCTGGTGCGCGTGCGCGCCATCAACGCCGCTGAAATCTCCAGTGGCTGGGGATACTCAACCGAAACCACGCTGACAGGGAAAGAAGGTAATCCGCCTAAGCCGGTTGGATTTATGGCGACAGGAATTAACTGGGGTATCCGCCTCAACTGGGGATTCCCCTCCAACACCGCTGATACGCTGAAAACGGAAATTCAGTACACAGCCAACAGCGATTTTTCGGATCCGCTATTGTTATCCGATGTGCCTTACCCGTCGGCTGAATACACCCAGCTCGGACTGAAGGTCGGGCAGGAATTCTGGTATCGCGCGCAACTGGTCGATAAAACCGGCAACGAATCCGGCTATACCGACTGGATCAGGGGGATGGTAAACGACCAGGCTTCTGACTACCTGGGGGATGTTGCCGGTGATTTCCTCACATCCGCCGACGGTGACCGGCTGACCAGCGATATTGATACCAACCTGGAAGCGGCACTGCAAAACGCGCTGGCCAATAACAGCACCGTTGAGCACCAGTGGGCGCAGTACGGAGCAGTGCGGGCGGATATTCTGGTCGTGAAAACGACGATCGCCGAAGTCGATAATGCGATGGCGGAACTGTCCACCCAGGTGCAGGCGCAGATTGATGATGTTACCGCAACCCTGGAGGACAAACTCACGGCGGTTGTGGACGCCGATGGCGCCACGGCTATCTATACGCTGAAGACTGGCGTCAGGATAAACGGCATGATGTATAACGCCGGGATGTCGATCGCCGTGCTGGCGCAGGCAGGGCAGCCAGTCGTAACGCGGGTCGGGTTCAATGCCAACCAGTTTGTGCTGATGAGCGGTAGTGGTACCACGCAATATTCACCCTTCGCGGTGGTCAACGGCCAGGTGTTTATCTCCAGCGCATTCATTCAGGACGGGACGATCACTAACGCCAAGATTGGTAGTTATATTCAATCGAATAATTATGTTGCTTCTCAAACCGGATGGCGATTAGATAAAGCAGGTAACCTTGAAATTAATGGATATACCTCGGGGCAAGGAAGGAGTTTAATAAATAATGAAGGGCAAAAAGTATATGACCAGAATGGCACTCTGCGTGTTGTTGTCGGTAAGTATTCTTAGTGTTATCGGGTGTTCTTCGTTAAATTCCGGTATAAAGGATGTTAATTGTACTGGTGTTTATAATTCACGGAATCTTACTTCAGAAAAAACACAGTATGTAGTTAAGGTCAATAAAATAAGAATTGATCACAATGGCACAATTACTATCAGGCCAGTAAATACGCTTGATTTACGTTTTTTTCCTGGATTCAAAGAAAAGAGCCTGTTGACTAATTATCAATGTCAGGGTGAGGATTATGGCCTACGGAGTCCAGCTATTTGACGCAAATGGTAACGAACTTGTGGGGAGGTTTGTACCGACGTTTATCATTGATTACATTACCTCTCCAGCATCAGGATCTCGATCCTATCCATCCGTACAGGGTAAGACATTACGCGTTTATCCATTGCAGTACATAGGCGATGGAGCGCGATACGGGACGCCGAACGCCAACGCATCTGTGTCTGGAAACACAGTCACATGGTCATCGGTTTCAGCATCAGTTCCTATTATGATTGTCTATGAATAATGGTAGTAAACAATGGCCTATGGATTGCAAATATTTCGTGATGACGGAAGCCTGTGGATTAGTCCGGATGTCACCCCTCTAAATTATATGGGGAAAATCTCTTTTGCAAATGGAACGGTTGATACCGGTATTTTGTCAAGTAAATCACTAATGTTTTTCGTCAGGCATAACGGGCCTGATGGTGCGGGAACTTTCATCCCGAATAACTCTGGTAGCACATGGAAAATAACAATAACAGGATCTAATTACTCTGGACTTATTTATCTATTTTCAAATACGGTAAAAATCCAGAGTGGGTACGGGGTTGCCGTTTATAATTCATCAGGTGAGATGACGTGGAATACTGACATGCTCCCGTTACAGGTTTTAAAAGTTAACAACCCATACGGCGTAACTCAGACTGGATCTTTTACCGTTTCCGCTGGTGTCCCTGTTGCTGTAAACCCAGGGATTTGCTCAACATGGCTTGCTGTGCTTAATCCAAGTGCAGGGCAATACATTATTGGCGCAATAGCTGCTGGAGCATACGGGAACACAATCTATGGAACCAGAATAGGTGGCGAAGAAATTGTAGGGCAAAGGCCAGTTTATCGATACAAAGAGGTGTTCCTTTGTATCGATGTCTCAAAGTATCCATGATAACCGCTTCGGCGGTTTTTTCATTTTATGGAGTAAATATGTCAGCAGGAACTTTAACCCTAACCAATAATTCTGCTTCGGTGGGTGGTAGTGGGACAGCATTTGCTACAGAGCTGACCGCCGGAGATTTTATTGTCGCCAATGTCGGCGGCATTACTTACACGCTGCCTGTCAAATCTCTGGAAAGCGCTACATCCCTGACGCTAGTAAGTAAGTATCTGGGGCCAACACAATCCGGTGTTGCATGGTCAGCCGTTCCGCGCGCCGCGCAGAACCAGATTACTGCTGCGCTGGTGGCTCAAACCACAGAGGCGCTGCGCGGCTTAAACAGTGACAAGCAGAACTGGCAGGCCGTATTCAGTGACAGCGGTGATATCACAGTAATCCTTCCTGATGGCTCCAGCTTCACCGGCCCTAGCTGGAAAAAAATCAGTGACCTCCTGGCTGATATTGATCCCGCTGGGTTGCAGCAGATTGCAGATCAGGTTGCGGCATACGCCCAGCAGGTAGCCACAGATCGGCAGAATGTTGATACAAAGGCAGCACAAGTTTCAGGCAATGCTGCTACTGCCAGCCAGGCGGCCACAGATGCGGTCGCTGCAAACACAACGGCACAGCAGGCTAAAACTGATGCTATTGCAGCAAAAGTCGCAGCAGAAGCTGCTCGGGATGCCGCACAGTCAGCGAATCCGGATAACCAGCTGAAGAAATCCAACAATCTTAGCGATTTGACGGATATAGCAACTGCTCAAAATAACCTGTCAGTCTACTCAAAATCACAGACGGACAATGCTATCACGGCTGCGCTTGCGGATACTCCGTGGCTACCAATGACGCTCTCGTCCGGGTTCACACTCCATACGACTTATGATCCTACAGCGCGCGCGGTCTACCGTGTAAATAAAGGATATCTTGAGGTGCAGGTGTCGCTTAAAGGACCAACAGCAAATGCTGGAGTTTTCTTCACCCTGCCTACAGGAAGCCGCCCATCCATACAATATTTTGTCCGCGCTGTGGGTCCTGGCTCTGATTACAATACGTCCCCTTCATACGGCTCTTACATGGTTGTCAAAACTGATGGGACGTTAAGTATCAACAGTACTAATTTAGACCAGGGTTTTTACGCGTATTTCAAAGTGCCTATGGCTTAAGGATTTAGTAATGGATAAATTTACGATTATAAATGCTCTGGATAAAAACCTTTATTATACCATTGATTTTATTGTCGGTATTTCCGGTAATACTCTTCCGGAAGTGTGGACGCTTGACCGATTGGGGGATGGTTATTACAAAGCGCAATATCAGGGCGCTAAAGTAGATCCAGAAACAGGTGAGGCGACTGGAGGTAAATGGGTAGAAACTGGTGGACCTTCCCGCGACGATATTATTGCCGCGGCTGACTGGCAAAAAAACTCTGCAATCTCAGAAGCGACAACCAGAATTGCCCCATTACAGGATGCCGTGGATATTGGTATTGCGACTGACGAAGAGCAATCCAGCCTTTTATTATGGAAAAAATATCGGGTATTCTTGAACAGGATTGATACAACAACTGCACCAGATATCACATGGCCCGTGAAGCCATTATAAAAATTTTCTTCATCCTAACTTCTTCTCCAGAATAGATAATCCCGCTATAACAGTTCCCGCTAACGAAGCGGGGGCTTGATCATGCACCTGAACCATTCTACTGTATATAAAAACAGTATTAAGCAGGGCTACACTATGCAATTCATCAAACCAGCTGATTTTCCGCGCGCAGTTGTCGCGCTCCCGCTCTTCAGCGACCTTGTTCAGTGCGGGTTTCCCAGCCCGGCAGCCGACTACGTTGAGCAGCGAATTGACCTTAACGAACTCCTTGTGCAGCGCCCCAGCGCGACATACTTCGTCAAAGCTGCGGGGGATTCCATGATTGATGGCGGGATCAGCGACGGAGATCTGCTGGTGGTTGATAGTTCGCGCACCGCGCAGCACGGCGATATTGTGATCGCGGCGGTCGATGGTGAATTCACTGTGAAGCGCCTGCAATTGCGACCAACCATTCAGCTCAACCCAATGAATAGCGCTTATAGTCCGATTCGTGTGACTAGTGAAGATACGCTCGACATCTTCGGTGTCGTGACTTTTATCGTCAAACCGGCGAGCTGAACATGTTTGCGCTGTGCGATGTGAACAGCTTTTACGCGTCGTGCGAGACAGTATTTCGGCCTGATTTGAAAGGGCGACCAGTCGTTGTTTTGTCGAACAATGACGGCTGTGTGATCGCCCGCAGCGCCGAAGCAAAGCCTTTTGTGGTCATGGGCGAGCCTTATTTTAAACAGAAAGAAGCATTCAGGCGCCACGGCATTGTGGCGTTCAGCAGTAACTACGAGCTGTATGCGGACATGTCAAACCGGGTGATGACGACCCTGGAAGAGATGAGTCCTCGCGTGGAAATATACTCAATCGATGAAGCCTTTTGTGATCTGACCGGCGTCCGTAATTGTCGTGATTTAACTGACTTTGGACGCGAGATACGCGCGACTGTGTTGAAGCGCACTCACCTGACTGTCGGCGTCGGTATAGCGCAAACCAAAACCCTGGCGAAGCTGGCCAATCACGCCGCGAAAAAGTGGCAGCAGCAGACCGGCGGCGTGGTTGATTTGTCCAACATCGACCGCCAGCGCCGGTTGCTGGCTCTTGTTCCGGTTGAGGATGTCTGGGGCGTCGGTCGGCGCATCAGTAAAAAGCTGAACGCCCTGGGCATTAAAACCGCGCTTGAGCTCTCAGAACAAAGCACCTGGATCATCCGCAAGCATTTTAACGTCGTGCTCGAGCGAACGGTGCGGGAGCTGCGCGGCGAACCGTGTCTCGATCTTGAGGAATTTGCGCCGGCGAAGCAGGAAATTGTCTGCTCACGTTCTTTCGGTGGACGAATCACCGACTACGATGAAATGCGCCAGGCGATATGCAGCTATGCAAGCAGGGCAGCAGAAAAGCTACGCAGTGAGCATCAGTATTGCCGGTTTATCTCCGCTTTCGTTAAGACAAGTCCGTTTGCATTAAACGAGCCGTATTACGGTAACAGCGCATCGGTAAAGCTGCTCACGCCCACACAGGACAGCAGGGACATAATCGGGGCGGCAACGCGCTGCCTGGATGCAATATGGAAAGATGGCCACCGCTACCAGAAAGCAGGTGTCATGCTCGGCGACTTTTTCAGCCAGGGCGTCGCGCAGCTCAACTTATTTGACGATAACGCACCGCGCGCGGGCAGTGAAAAGCTGATGGCCGTTTTGGATCAGCTCAATGCGAAAGACGGACGTGGGACGCTGTATTTTGCAGGGCAGGGCATTCAGCAGCAGTGGCAGATGAAGCGTGATATGTTGTCGCCCCGGTACACTACAAGGTATTCAGATCTTATTAGGGTTCGATGAATTTTCTCATTAAGCTTGGTCCGCTATGTGCCAGGAACGGACGTTGCTTACGTTTCGATATGTTAATTTATGGAGTGCAGACAAAGCTCGGTGAAGTGGTTTATTGTGTTTACAAATTGTCAATACGTGCCCAGCTCAGCAATCTGGTCCGATCAATAGATATGGCGAAAAGTGAAGAATGAGCCCCACGATCTTCAGCAAGAACATTTGTAGTCCAGTTGCTGGAAGGCAGGACTATTCATTTTAATTGAATCTGTTTTTCTTGGAAAATAAAATCCCATCCATTCCGTCGCTTTTTATTAGTACTCGTGTTGTACTGCTTTTGCTATCCGTAAGTGTTTGATTCAAAGTAGCGATGTCTGATATATCCAACGCGGCATTTCTATACAATGCATTCTTTATTTCATGTTCACAAAGCATCATGTCAAGACGGTGTTTTATCGAACTGTTTTTTATGAAGTTATTCAATGCAGGGGATATCCAAAATGTCAGTTCTAAAATAACATTAACCTTTTCTTGAAGTTTTTGAATGATATCTGCAATATCATCGCTATCAGCATCCTTCCAAATTGGCTCATTATGGGCTACTCGGTTTCTCAGCATCCGCACGGTTTCAATCCTACGGCGAATAATATCACGCTGTTGAAATTGCTTGTTTTTCCCTGTTACAGTTGGAAGCTTTTTAAATGCAGTTAAAAAACCTTTAGGCCACAGGAAATTTTTATTTGCATCACCATCATAAAAACTTTTATCAAGGATATACTCCCACACGCAAAAATCTGTTTGAGAAATTATCTGATCCAGTGTGGGAACTGCAGTCGACGTTGCACCTAATTTTTTCTTCAGGATTTTTTGAGCACTTTTTTTTGCTTTAGCTAGACCTGCTTTAAAGTCTGATGTTTGAGGCGCTATGATCATTGGCTTGGAACCATCAGCTAATAGTGCCCCACTGTCATCTTCTACAAGGTTGAATGGGACCTTTTCAAACCAGTGCTCTCCTGCAGCGGTGACTATATTTTTCTTGCCAGCCTCATTGATAGCATTACGTAGTGCGACCTCAACAAGTTGAAGTAAACTGTTCAGTGCACCTGTAAGCTCAAGATTCCAGTTGTAGATGCCCAAAAGTTCTGCACTATCACTTACCTTGAACGCTGATTGATAACTGGTTAGCCTAGCTGCTGAAATGAGCTTTTTTATGTCCGTAAAATCAAAACTTTTAGGCATGTTTAATGTATTAACTTATTAATATGTTTGGTCGACTCTTTATACTATAAAAAAGCCTGAATTTCGATTGCAATCGGTCCCACATTGGTTTACTCTTTTCAACGTAGCTAGTCTGATGTTCTTCTCCTGACTCGTGCAGTGCCAGATCTAAGACATAAAGCGCAAGAATCATTGCCCCAACGCTTGTTGGGGCACCTCAACTTTGAAGTCCCTTCCAGTTCTATCTGATTGAAAGAAATCCTTTATTACCAATTGGCGTTATTTGTATCTTTTTCACTTATCGTGTCGTGGTCATTAAAAACGCCAGTGTTGGAAGTCATAGTCAATCACCTCACGAAACTAAAAACGCCTGATGCAACGGCCCCAGCAGCTCTCACTGTAAGTATCACGGTAACCATACCATCCACATTTAGAGAGTATACAGTAATCCAAAGTCCGCTCCTCGCTCATAGCAGAGGTGTTCTTCCTGTCATTTTATTGTTCAACGGGCAGCTACGATTAACTCCGCACCTTGACTTTTCACATCACCTACGGCGCGTGATACCGAATGCCAAACAAAATTATCTGCAGGCACCGCACCGTCGCCAGCTATTTCTTCGGCTTCTTTCCCACCAATGTCCTGCCTCATCCATTCCCGCGCTGCTTCCGGGGTAAGCACTAGCGGACGCCTGTCATGGATATCCACCAGTCCTTTATCGGCCGCTGCTGTAACAATCAAAAATCCTTCCGCCTCATCACCTCGTTCGAACGGTGTGCTTCCGATCGCCGCCATGAAAATTGGCTGGCCGTCGGCGCGGTGGATGAAATAGGGTTGTTTTTTGTCTCCCTCCTTCTTCCATTCAAACCAACCGTCAGCGAAACAAATTGCTCGTCCATGTTGCCATAGAGGTTTGAACATTCTGCTGGTTGCCGCAGTTTCGACCCGGGCATTAATCAATGGGGGTTTGTCCCACCATCCTGGCGCATACGACCAGATAACAGGGTCGAGGTGAAGAAGCTGATCTCGCTCGCTGAGTATCAGGACTTTGGTTCCCGGAGCCACGTTATAGCGGCCAATGGGTTCTGGATCATATGGAATATCACGTTCGGCTTCATCGGCCAGGTAAGCAAGATATTCTTCACGGGTTTGAGCTTGTGCAAAACGTCCACACAT